CGAAATCGTCAAAATAATATCTACCGTAACTTCCTTCAAAAATTATAGATGTAGTATCTATATCTGTAGAATTAAGAGCCATTAACTGATCGTACATATCCTGAGTTAAATCAGAAGTTAAAGCTTGACCTGATTGACCTGATAAATATCCCCATACTATATTTACTACTGCTGCAGTACCTTTACCGTATATTTTATCTTGACCTCCAAATTTTGCTAAATATGTATTTGCTGAAGGAATTAATTCCATTAATTTTTTCTGAAGATCCCCTATTTGTGTACATTTGTTATTAAGTTTAACAGGGAATGTACAATCTTTAACTGGTAGAGGTGTAGGTGTAACTTTCTTTTTCTTCTTAACAACTTCTTCTTCACCTGTTGCAACGTCTACACATTTTCCTAATGATTTGTCGTAAACCTGTCCTGGAGGACAAACAGGATCTGCAGTTACTGGTTGTTCTATATTAGTAAGAGATGCTTTTAATCTTTCGTATTCTTTTTTCTGTCTAATAATTTCATTTACTAGATCGTCTTGCTTTCTCTTATATTCGCCAGCTTTAAATTCTCCTGAAGGAGTAACAATTTTTCCTCCTAAAGCACCTGCTCTGTCTACCATTTGTAGTTCTTGTGCTTTTTTATAAAGAGAATCTGCAATTTCTTTGTATCTTTTTATATCTGAATTATCCTTTAAATTTGGTAAGTATTTGTCTCTGTCTACCATACCAACAAAAGAATTTGCTGCATCTAATGATTCCTTAGATTTGTTAAAAGCTTGTCCTCTAAATTCACCCTCTGTAGCATCAGATTCGTCTCCAGTTTTTCTTTTTTCAGATAAACCTTCTTTAACTACCAATCCCTTTTTAATTACTTCTCCAAAAAGTTTAGGATTAGTTTTTCTCATCTGATTTTCTCTGTCTTTTAAATCGTTAGAGAAGTTTTCAAGAACTTTAGCTATAGTATCGTTTTTAATACTCTTATACATTTTAGGATCTCCTAGAACAGCTTCTACTTCACCGCTTAGTATACTAGTAATCATTTTTAGGTTTGAATCGTAAGCTTGTTTTTGACCTGGATCCAATACTGCTAATGATTCTATAAAAGAAATAAGATACTGTCTAAAAGATCCAAAATTATCTGTTGACAGAATTTTATTTTTTATAGATTCAAATCCTCTAACAGTTTTAGCATCCTCCATTTTGGAAGATAGTATTAAACTAAAAAGAGTATTTAAAGCAGTAACAACAGCTGTCATTGTGTCGATAGCTTTTGTTTTTCTTGATGTTCTTTCTCCTTCGTTAAGTGAGCTTCTTAAACTCTCGAAAACTGGGTTAATTCCGCCGTAGATGTCTTTTTTCATATTATTATTATTCATTGTATATATTTGAATATGCTTTAGAGATTAACTCTATTATCTTTTCTATATATCCTTCATTTCTTAATTTTTTAAATGCTAGATTTTCGACGGAAAATTCCCCTTCCCTCTCCAATCCTTCCTTTCGCATTTTCATTATTTTTTTCTTTATTTCTAAAGCATGATTATAGAGTTCAACCTCAGTAGCGGTTGAAAAATCGGATGCTGCCATTAGATTTTCCATCTTTAGTATATCTGAAACGATACCTTGAAATTTTAAATCTACGTCTTTGTAGTCAATCTCTGGTGGATTATACTTAGGAACTCTGATCCATTCGTTATTTAATAAAGAATATAAACCAGATGCAGTATGTGGCTCGTTGATGTCTTGTACGTATAATTCTACGTCGAATCCTCTTATTTTTATTTTGTGTCTAAGATTCCATATAAATCTTACGCCATCAACTGCTTTTTTAACAAGAGTAAAATTATCATCAATCTCATTGAAGTCTATTAGAACATGTACGTCTAAATCAGATTTGTCTGTCCAGTTATAGTTGGCTAAAGAACCAGTTAGTTGGATATCTCTTATTTCTGGATCGAATCCTAGTGATGAATAAAAATCGTTAGCTAACTCAATAAGTTTTTTTCTTAGTGTCTGGTCAAATTCATAATTTTCTGCTCCAGCACTTTCGGGAAGATCTTCACTAATTTTTTTCCAGAATGACGGATTTAGTTCTTTTTTATAAAAATCACTCCTTTCCTCGTTTTCTAGAACCCAAGAATAAAAATTTAAAATGTTTTTCAAATCTGGATATTACTTTAACGTATATATCCAGACCTAGAATCTTTATGCTGTCATTCTCTTAAAACAATTCATTGTACAAACAACATCTTGTTCACAGTATGATTTTATCTCTTCTGATTTTCCACTCCAGTAAAATTCATGTACCTGAGATCCTTCCATATTATCTTTAGATGTAGGTACTCCTAAAACATGTGATATTAGATCCAGTGAAGAAAAAGTTTGTCCCCATGCACCAAATGCAAATATTTCAGCAAGATCTAAAAAAGAAGTCTCCCAGGGTTTTTTATTCCATGTTTGTATAATAGGATCAGGGGTTATATTGTTTATTAACATTCTTTTACCCATGTACGGAACATCGAAATTTTTTATATTTTGTCCAGCTAATTTATATGATTTGGATCTTGAATTAGCCAATACTTTATTTGTTTTTTCTAGTATGTCTTTTTCATCCTCACCGTAAAAGCTTGTTAATCTCTCAACTCCTTCAGGAGTAAAGACTCCAAATGTAACACATACTATTCTACCAAATTCTGGGTGTAGCGATGATCTGTTTATCCATAAATCACTAGGATCTGTAGATTCTCCAGGCTCTACTTGCTTTTGTAGCCATTTACATCTTTTAACCCATAGTTCTGCCAAATGGGGGTCATTGGATTTTAGTTCTTCTAGTGTTGGATATAATCCTGCGGTTTCAATATCGAAAAAAATTGAACCATCTATTATTCCTTGGTGTAGCATGATATATAGTTTATATGGAAAAATACGGGTATAAAAACATAAGCTCTAGAAACGAATTCGAAAAAGCATCTAAGAGAGACGGACGTGTTGATCATGGACCTGTAGTAGGAGACGAGCTTACCACATACGACTTCGTAGATCTTAAGAAAAAGGGAGACTGGGGAATGCCAGGACAGACTAGATATTATGTAAAAACTATCGAAGATCTTATAAAGGCCAACGACAAGATGAGTAAGTCTATTACAAATGAAAGAAAGCCTAAAGGATACGTTGCCTGGTAAAAATCCTTTCCTAGTTAGGCTCTGGTAAATTATTATCAAAAGCAACATCTATTATTAAATTATAAGGATTTAAATCTTGTATTGTTATTGTTTCCTCTTGACTAGAAGGACAATAGAACATTATAGGATTAGATCTTTCTGCCCAAGTGGAAGCAGCCAAAAATAAACTTTCTTTATAGGTTAGTCCTCCTTGGTTGGTTCTGTGTGACCCTGTTCTAAATATTATTGGTATTTTTTTCTCTATGTAGGTTACAGATAATAGATCTTTTACAGAAAATAAACTAGGCTTTTCGTCGTTTATTATTGCTATCTGCTTTTGTACTCTCCAAGGAAGTGTATCAAAGAACTTACAAAAGTCCATCATACTTTTTCTTCTGTTCCCATTAGCTCCTCCGATATGACATATTAATGGTATATCAAATCTTCCAGCATCTATTTCATTTATAAAATTACCTATCTTTAATATTTCTGATTTAGATTTTTTCTTTGAATCCGCATCTGTTGATATGACATGGTTTTTACTTTTTATATAAAAAGCTATTCTTATTTCTAAATCATCAAGATAATGAAAAAATCTTTCCTTCTCAAATTCTGTAACGTCTGTTGATAAATCTATATCTTTTTCAGATAACTCAACTATAAACAATTTATATCCTATAGACAAATATATTTTTATCTGGTCACAAACTATACGGGACAAAGAATTGTCCCTGTGTTTTCCCTCTGGAATTCTTATTACAATACCATTTCTTATTGATTCCATAACTTTTTTAGTGTGAAAAGAAAATAAGTTTCTATAGAGAATCAAATTGATTCAAATCCATTTTGGGCCAGGATTCTAGTAAACTTATGGGCGAAAGGTTAGCAACCTTTACTCCTCTTTTTTCTAAATTATTTCTTAATACTGAATATTCTAAATCTATATTCCTTATGTGCTTAGATAATTTGTGAGATCCTGTATTTGAAAAGAAGTGATCGTTGGTAAAATCAACTCCAACCATTCCTATTTTTTTAGCTCCTAATTGATAAGCTATTATTATAGCCATATAAGGAGAGTTCATTGTATAATCTACTAGGCTTAAATTATCTAAATTTGGATTGTTCCTTGAGCCTATTTTAATTTTAGATATATTGGAAGATCTTGTTATAGGTCCAGGATTTTCTAGATGAGTAAATATTACTGGACTTAATGTTTCTCTTACATACTCCCATCTTCCTCTCATGAAAGTACGATGGTCGTTTACAACAACTAAAAAATCGGGGGTTAATATTCTATCAATATCATTTACCCCTATAACATAGTATTTACTAAAATCACTATAATAGTTTAGAGATGTACCGCATCCAGCAACTATAAAAGTCTCACCGTCGAATTTATTTATATAATTAGGATATAGAGTGTTTCCTAGATGACTGCTTTTTACAGATGTTTTTATTCTGCTTATTTGAGTATCCGTATTTGGATCCTTTTTAATCTCTATTTCTTTTTCGTAGTTCTTAGGAAGCTCCGATGGTATGTTAATTTTATTATTGTTTATAGATTTTTCTCTACTTATTCTTAGTAAGCTTCTTTTTCTTTCTATTGACATTACATAAATCGATTTATAATATTATTAGCTTTTTCTGTATGATCATCCTTAGATTCACCGTAAGATCTTTTACATATATCAGGAAAGTGTTGAATCATTTGTTTTTTTGACTCCATTTCATTTTTAATCTCTAAAAACAATATAGCAAGAATAGCTTTTAAATCTATTGGCTCTTCTAATAAATCTGGATGATAACAGAAATAACAAAATGCCTCAGCTGCTTTTAAAATGTCCTTAAATGAACCATTAATAGATTTCCTTGAAAATGATATAAGGTTGTCGCTAGGATCAGCTAAAACTGAATTAAATATAAGATTGTCGGATGGTATATCATCAACAAATTTTATTTTCCATCCAGTTCCCATAGGGCCTTCAACTGAGTTTCCTTCGGTATCAATATAAGGATGATCTAGAATTTTATTTTCCAAAGATCCCCATACAATATTACCTCCGTTATATTTTAGATTTTGTGCGTTCTTCTCTCTTGAATCTATTCCCATACCCATAACATTTTTTGAATTACCTCTATCCTCGTAAAATTCTATTGATCCGGGGATTAAGGTATATGTTTTTTTATCTTGTAAGGATTGTATCTTTACGATATATGATTTACCGTCAGTTGATTTTGACGTTTCTATTATCTCACCTTTTATTTTTTTAGATTTTCCTTTTACTTTTCCTTTTACTATGTCACCAACCTGAAAAACTGAATCCTTTACTAATAAACTAGGATCTGCATCTCTACCTACAGCAATAGAAAGATCTGAATATGCTTTATAGTTAACTTTAAAAACCCCATTAGAGCTATTAAATCCATCGCCGTTTATCGATTGAGCAAACTGTTCGTTTATTAATTTAATCCTTCTTTTCATTTTTGTTTTTTATATACTTCAATTAGATCTCTAAGTTTAGAAGCCAACTCGTAGTTTTCGTCGTTTAAAGCTTTATCTAATTGTTTTTGTAGGTCAGCAGTTTCTGGTTTTTCATCTATTTCTTCGTCAGTTAAAACAGTTTCTCTAGAAACAACAACCATTGGTGAAAAATACACCTCTAACATAGATTCCATGATAGGTATAAATGTGCTTTCACCATTTTCTATTTCCTTACCATTATCATCTGTTTCTGGTATCTCCATTTCCCATTCTCCATTAACCCATATTACATTCCATGGTCCATACATATATTGTGATATATCGTTTTCAACCACATGATTTATAACATGAAGAACCTCCTCTTTTATGTGTTCATCTGTTAATTTAGTTTTCTTATCAAGCTTTTTTATACCTGGTATCTGTGTAGTTTCAGTACCTATTGTCCTCCCCACCAATTTATAAAACTTATGGATTAAAGGCCAATCAATGGTATCAATTACTCTGCTTATTAGTGTTTTATTTTTTTCTGATATTACCATTGCCCTTTATTATTTTTACTCAAATCCTATAATTGTGTTCCAAAAAATAAAAATAAAATTATGAAGTTGTTATACTTCTTATTTTATACCATATTCTAAAGGTAACTAAATGATCTCCCACTGTAGCGTCATTTAATGGATTATCCCCATTATCTATTGCTACATTAAGAGGCTTATTAGTATTTATCGGTAAATTATATATTGATAAAGGGACGGAGATAGCATATGACTCATCATTGCCTGTCCATAATGCACCAACAGAAAGAGAAATTGCAGATATATAATTAGTTGAAAATCCCGAAGTTTCTTGAGAAAAATAAATTCCTTTATATGAAGAATAATTGTAAGGAGTAGTTGCAGGTGAATCACCAGGATAAGATTCCGATATTATTCTAAATACGTCTATGTATTTTCCTACTCCGGGTGCTGGTATTAACTCGTAATATTGACTTGTTAGTACTCTAATATCAGATGGAGCTGGTTGAACTTCTATATAATTATAATCCCCTTGGAAAACACCACTTATATTTCCATCGAGGTCTTTATAAAATATTTGGTTTAGATCTAATGAAAGAAAAACCGTATCGTTTGGTATAGATACTGAATCGGTGGAAAAATCTGTAATAGTATATTGGTATTCTATACCAAATGAAGATTTTCTAGATAAAATTGATATTGCCATAATTATATTAATAAGTTACCTTGGTTATCCTCGGTAGGTGTTGTTATAGACTGCGTTATATTAGCATTTATATTTGTTGTTGCCCCTGTAAATAAATTCTGAACATATCCAACATTTATAGGTGAAGAAGCATATAAAACATTAGCTGAAGAATTCCTAACTATACCTGTGCATTTTATAACATTACATAAGTTTTGTAATTCAAAAGCATGAGCAGTGGAAAGATTTCTTTTAGCCTGTGCAACCCCCATAATAAAATTAGTTCCAGTTATTGATGAATCGCAAACTATAGCTGATGTATTTTCAGATAAAGAATTAAATCCCCATATGCTTATATCATCTCCTCCTATTCTTATCCCTGGACCTCCACCATCTCCTCTAGTGTTAACTGCTTTAATATCCCTATATCTAGTCGAGGTATTTAAAAAATAAGCTGCAGCACTTGCAGAAAATGCTTTAGCAGTAACATTAATTAAATAACAATCGGATCCCGTTGGTCCATTATAAATTCCTATTCCCCCAACTGATTCACCAACAGAATTTGATATTTCTATAGAATCAGAATTATCTATGTAGATTCCGTATGCTTCTCTTTCTCCGTATCCTATACAGTTATCTATTATATAATTTCCTGCTGATACATTATCTATAATAGATATACCAGATTCGCCACTCCCGCTTCCTCTACCGTAACAATTTATTATATTTTTTGGGGAAGACTTTCCTGAAAAATTATTTAATATTATTCCTGATCCTGTGCCAGATAAAACTATTCCTTGTGTGTTTATTAAATTACATTCTGTTGCAGAAATAGAATATGTATCGTTAGAAATGATCTTTGAATCTATAACATTTGATGTTTCTAAAACAGCATATCCGGATAATGTAATATTGCTTATACTTGATCCCCTAGTAAAAATATCGCCAGTACCACTTATGTTATCTAAACTAGATTCAGTAGAAACAACTGTTCCTAATACCCTAATATCTTTTATTAAGGAGCTAGTAATAGGACTTCCTGTGTTTTCCGCTCCGTATACTGCAACTGTTGAGCTTTCAGCTACACTGTTACCACCTTGTACTTCTCCACCTAACGAATATAAAGTTGCTCCCCTTCCTACATTATCGCTATATAAATATATTCCGCTTAAGAAAATATAGCTTTCGTTGAATATAGCTGAAGCACCTATAGTTGAGTTTAATCTAATTACCCTACCATTAAATAAATAAGATTCCCCAGTAACTAATATTGCTGGTTTTGTCGATGTTTCATCGAGAGTATAAGAATGTCCATTAAGGTTTACCCCTTTGAAAGTTCCGTCGAAATCTAATGAAATGGATGTTGTCTCAGTCACGTTACAGAACATGTGTATAATGTCTTCCGTTGATGTTACTGCTGCCTTTGCTAGAGCAAAAGTGGAATAAGTTGTTAAATTTCCCGATGTGTCAAATATCCCCCATGGATCACCATAAATACTTCCGGGTGATCCTGTCGGTCCAGTATCACCTGTTGGTCCTGTTGGTCCAGTATCACCAGTTGGCCCAGTAGCTCCTGTTGCCCCAGTAGCTGCTGCTAGTTGTCCTACTGATGTTATAACATATGAGTAATTTGCACTACCTTCAGTGTAAAAAATAACACTACGTGATGTCGTATCCAGATTATTAAGATAGAGTCTAACAATGATTCTATTAGTTGGTGATATAGATGTTGTAGATAATACTACATCTACATTAAGTTCAGCGGGATTAATTGCGTCAACATAGGGTAGCACAGCCACATTTGATGTTATAGTACTTCCTATTGGAGTACCCGTAGAATCAGCTAATTGGAGTTCAATATATCCTTCTAAATCAGCATTTGAAGATGGTAATAAGTAATGTATCTGGAATCTTTGAACTCCTGAAGGGATTATAGAGAATCCTAATTGTGGAGTTATAAAATCTTGGACCATAACACCAGTTTGCAAACTAGTTAAATTTGTTGTTAATGTTACTTGCCCTGTTGTTGTTGGAATTAAACTTAATTCTTTATATCCACTAACATCCGAATTTACACTTTGATTAAAATAATATATTTGACCAGAAGAAATTCCATCTGCTCCAGTAGCACCAGTAGCACCAGTATCACCAGTAGCACCAGTACCTCCAGTTGGACCTGTTGGACCTATTGAATATCCAGGACTTACGAAATCCCAAGCATAACCGTTCCATCTCCACCTATCTAAATTTGGACTTATATAAATTTGATTAAGTACGGGATTTGCTGGCCAATCTATTTGAGACATGCTAATATTTTTATTTACTTATATATCCGATTTTTTTATTATTAAGAACTAGATAGCACAAATAAAAAAAGGATCCCTTTCGAGATCCTTTTAGAATTATGAATATTTATTATTAAATTATGATTGAACCGTTTCCACTAGATTAAAATATTCAGTAGCTGTACTTGTAATATTTATTGTTCTAGTTGAATCCTCCCACCCATCTTGAACTGAAAGTACCTCTATCACATATTCATTATTATATGATGATGGAAGATCGTAGAAAGTAATACTTCTAAATCCATTAGTTATAGATCCGCTTCCTATTGAAACTTGCTGAATATTATCAGGACCAAATTCAAAAAGTCTATAGAGATTAATATTAGAATCTATAATTGTATCTGTTCCGCCAACAACGTCTACATTTAAATTAATAACTCTATCTAGATTTATATCTACAGAAACATCCGAAGCTCCATCATATGATCCTGAAGCTCCCCTTTCTGGATAATCTGGAGATAATGCTGCATATACGTTGATCATCTGTGAATCGTTATTAGGTATAGTGAATTCATAATATCCATTGCTATCAGTGTTACCTGTATAACTCCAAGTATCTCCATCAACAGATACTTCCGCTTTCGCTAGTGGATTATCGTTTTCGTCTCTAACATATCCATAAACGATATTATCTCCTGGATTTACATAATTTAGTTCGAAATTAATTTCTACTGAAGGAACCTCTTTTTCAACAACAATATTTGAATATTCGTATTCTCCATATCCTCCTGCTTCTACTGTTATTCTATCCAATCTTCCAAAAGGAACATCTAAGAAAATATAATTCCCGTTTTCGTCTGTTGAAACCGATCTATTAAGGGGAGATAATCCAACTTTAGCCTTGCTTATTCCAACACCATTATCATCTGTAACTTTACCCCATACTCTACCGTCTATTTCACTTATAGGAGTAACTTCGCAAAGATCATTAAATGAAAGGGTCAATTGTACATTGGAAATAGAATCACAGAATATTCTATTCGCAAAATCTGAAGATTCTCTTTGGTCAGCTTGAATAGCTTTAAGGTTATCGTTACAATCTACATAAACTGAAATTTTATCAGCATTGAAAAGAACTCTAGATCCTATTAGATGAAGTAATTTAATGAAATCGTCATAAAACTTAACTCCAGTGGAGAATAAATCATTAAGCTCCTCTCTTCTTATATCACCATCTTCTAATATACTTAATTCTTGATCAACTCTATCATGTAAATCCCTAGATATTCTAGTATCTATTGTATATTTTGGAGCTACGTTATGTAATTTTGCCCAATTTTCTTCCCCATTTGCACCTTCTAAATAAACCCCCAAAATACATCCTCCGTAAAGAAGTTCTTGATAAGTCTTATCTTTAGTTTCGTTCCATTTTTGATAAAACTCATAAAGCTTATACCAAAGATCTGATCTTCCTTCAAAGAATTCTACAACATTTAATGGACTTGGGTTGCAAAGATCTAAATACCTTCCTTGCCAATCTCCACCAGGAAGGGGAATATAAAAACGTCTTTCTCCGTTACCCTCTATCCATAATCTATACGGTGAATATATTTCAGCATCTTTTGCAGCTGTTGCTCTTCCGTCTTTTATAGATGCTGATTGATAAGAAAGAGTTAATCCGCAAGCAGATTGAGCTCCTGTCACTAAGTATGGAGATATATTAGAAGAAACTCCAAAGTTATTATACAGATAAGTGTCACAAGCATCTGGAACGTTTGTACCAAAAACTATATTAGTTTTTTTACAATCATCCATACAAACATTTTTAAGGGATTTGCGGATATAGCATATCTCTCCTTTTTTAAAATCAACATCTTTTATTTTAAAAATGTAATATTTCTCTGTTTTTCTGTCCAACATATAAAGAATAAGAGATTCAGGTCTAACTGGACCCACTGCTTCTAAAGCATTAGCTCTTTGTTGAAGATCTGAAATACCTCCCCATCTTAAATATTTTAAATAGTTTATTGATGGATTATAAAGATCTACACCATCATATTCCTCAGGATATGCAAACCAAACTCCTTTTGGTGTATCTTCGGAAGGTTCTTTTTCTTGGAATACGTTATATAATAAGGATCCTTCATATTTTTCAGGATCTGCTAATTTAAGTCCAACATAGTCAGATATAGTATCTGTTAAGCATCCTGAAAGGCAAACGATTGCGATATCTTGAGATTCCTCAGTTCCGCTTTCTGTTAGATTTGTTTCCACGTCACAAGGGTCCCATCCACCTATTTGATTTCCTTTAGTGTCCCAAGCCCATACGTCTCCGTTCCAGATTTGTTCTGCTAGTGCTCTAGATTTTTTAATTTGCTCGACATCGAATTTTTTTCCTAGGTCGATGGTGGAATTTGCTTTCAATCTAATTCCACCAAGATCTGAAATAATAAGATCTCTTGAAAGTAGGTTAGTAACTTTAAAGATGTAATTCTCATTATCAGATTTTGTTGATGCGGCTGCGTTCATAGTAGTTTTTATTTGTATATATTCTAAAATTCCAATAAAATACTACTATACATGGAGTATCGACTAAAAAAATAATTATTTATTTATTTGGGGAAAGTATAGATGTAAATATAAGCTGCACGCCAGGATTTTGAACATTTTCTCCTTTTACAAATATTGAAATCTCAGATCCTCCTAAGATTTTATATTCGGATCTACCACAAGCTATCTTATTACCTTCTGATTTTAAAGATGCTATTATTTCATCATTAACATAAATTATAGCCTCCCATTCTTTTTCTTCTCTTGATGATAGAGATATACCCACAAGAACACAATCGTTCCAAGAAATAAATGGTGTTATATTTGTATAATTTCCTCCTGCTCTCTTTATAAATCTATCTGTTACTCCCTCACATCCGTTCCAATCCTCAGAAGCATCAAATGTAAAAGTCATTTGATTTACAATTTCTGCTGGATTCTTGTGATCTACATAATCAACAGGTATCGGTTTATCGTCATATTGTTCTCTGGTAATCTCTATACCGCTATTGTCTAGGTATATTATTTTTTTCCTTGTAACAACATCCCCATTGGGTAGAGTTATCTGGTATTCCTTTATTTGATATGATCCGATATTAGACATTGGTTAGTTTAATTTTTATTTCTATTCTAGATCTAAGATTAGTAGGATTAGTTGACCATGTAGGTGTAGTCCATTTTATGTATAACTTATCCCCTCTAGATATAGATACAGGTGTATCTAGGTTTATACTTAAAGCTTCCACTGTATCTGTTGGGATATTAGTATCAAATACGTTTAACCCTTTAGTTTCATTGTATAGTAAATAATTAGATAACTCTGAGGATCCTGTTACCATTCCTGGATATAAAAGAATAGAATATCCTGTTATCTCGCCATCAAAGAGAGATAAAACCTTAGAAGCATCAGATAATGTTGTTAGTGGTAATTGGTCATTAAAATCCCCGAAGAAATATAACTGATTGTCTATGGGAGATATTGATGAGTGTCTAAATATAATAGAGCTATATGGCTGAACTGGTATAGCACCAGCTGAATCCCAAGCATATCCGTTCCATATCCATGTTTTTCCGTTATCTGTATAGATGTATCCTATATCTAATCCCATTCTGGGTGGATTTGTTGGCCAGTTTGACATAATTTATTCTATTTAATTATATTTTTTTTATACTTACCCTTCAATAAAATATCTAATATTTCATCACTATGGTCTTTTTTCCAGTATGATTTAATTAGGTAATTATCTGACCTTGTTAAAGATCCCGATGGAAATGTATTACTTTCTCTTTCGTTATATATTAATCTATATCTTTCGTTTATATCTGATCTTATAGCTCCAGCTAAATCGTTTTTTGTAGCATCTTGTTCTACATTATCTAATGGTAATTTACTTTCGTTTATTAACGGAAATAGCGAATCAATAATATTTCCATCTACGTCTAATAATTCCACAATGTATCCAATCTCAGGATCTTTATCTAACTCAATAGATTCTTCAGGGTCTAAATATTTAGGTAAGTATTTACAAGTAAAATCTAAAGATGTTTCAAATTCCTCAGGACTAGCTCCATTTAGATCTGAGGTAAATTTAGATATCGAATATCCATTAGGATCTATTTTTGATTCCAATACTTCAGTTTTTAATAGCTGATTTCCTTTGTTAATATATTGATAGATTTTGTAACTATCTGTTTGTATAGGTCCTGTCTTTGTAATAGAGTATGTCCTTATGTTTATATAAGAAAAATCCCCATTTATCCAATCAACTATTCCGTCTATTTTATCCTTATTATAGCTTTGAATGCCGTGATTTTTATAAAAGTCAAATAGAGATTGTGTACTTACTATAAAATCCTTAAAATTAAAGTCATCTACATTTCTTCTTAAATATCTAAAAACAGCTTCTTGTCTATCATCCCTACATTTTTTTATGTTGTTATTGAATTCGTCCCAATTGATTAGGATATCGTCCTCACTAAGTATTTTTTTTATTATTTCTGAATCAGGTATAAAATGCTTACACAGGATATTTAATTCAATCTCAGTGAATGAATCAATATCCACTGAATCATTACCATTCTTTTCTTTGTATTTTTTGGAAGAATATATTAGTTCAAGCTCATCTAAAAAATTTATATAATCCATTCCTGAAAATGCCCATAGATCATTTAGATTTGATATTGATAATATATTTTCATATCCATCTATTTCAGAGTCTGAATATATCCAGGGAGCATTTCCTTTTAGGTCTTTTATGTCCCAATTAAAAATATCGACGTTAATTATTTTTCCGTCAATCTTAAAAGCCAGAAGTTTTCCTTGATCCTTAGAAATTGAATGTCTTCTATATGAATTGTTTTCTCTTATCATTTGATATTATCCTATTTTAATTAGATCTAGATGTAGATCCCTAACATTTACACCTGTAGTACTTGTTAAATTATTTATCAATGGATATACTAAATCCCCGCTATTTAATTCTATTAAATCACTAACTACTACTGACTCTCTAAAGTTAGCTGACAAGTTAACAACTTGCTCATTCTGATTTCCTGCAGTTATTCCATTAATTGATAATAGGGTACCAAAGTTGGTTATCCCAGCAGTTGCTAATGGAGTTGTTGTTAATGTTGCCTTGAATTTAGTTCCATTTGTTCCTGAATATAATAGTCCAGGTGCTGGATTAACTATTATTTGTATATCATCTATAGAAGCGGGAGGTTGTGTACCTATGCTATTATCATTCTCCCATGAAAATACGATTCTTACATTTGATGCAGTAAAAACTGAAGCATTAACAGATACTGCTGACTGAGCTGTGAATCCTGCTCCTAATAGATTATAATTAACAGCTCCACCTCCTAAAGATACACCTGCTACTGGTGTAGTTGCCGGTGTTGTAATATAAAGACGAAGCCTATCTAATCCTGTTTCTCCCTGAACTCTAATATTAAAAGATATAGTTATTGAATAAGCATATTCAGGTACAACGATGTCCCTATAGAAATGAGATATCTGAGCGGTAGTTATAGTATATGCGTTATTTACACCTAGATCATTAGATATGTATGCTCCGTTTCCTGCTCCATTTGCTCCTGTTGTTCCTACGTACCAAGCATTTGTAGAATCGTTTACTGATGTCCATCCGTTAGATACAAAAGTGCTTCCGTTTTCGAATCCTCCGTCACCAGTAGAGCTTAAAAGTATATCTGCTGGTAATGACGTAAATTCCGGGGTATTTAATGTACCTAAAGATTGAGTACCGCTAATTTTTCTCCATGTGTTAGAAACTGCTAGAGATGTTGTATTTGTGTTGTTTGTAAAATAAGAAATTCCCCTTTCAGTTCCTAAAGCAGGACCGGTAGGTCCGTCGATACCATTAAATACCCAAGAAAAAGAGTAGGGTTTAGTTAAATCAAAGATACCAGATCCGGATAAAAATGTTAATCCAAATGACCAATAGCTACCACCTAAGGTATTAATAAGAGCATTTATACTGTATATTGCAGATACACTAGAATCACCGACCTCAGTTACTTTTAAATACCCAGTATTTAATGATCCTACGTATGTTAGAGCTTCTTGAAACCATGCTAAATAACTTATATTTTCAAAGTTAAATTTGTTAAAAAGTAAAGAAGTAACTAATGTTAGATCTGTAGAATCTGAATAGAAATATGTAGCTCCTGGAAGTCCTAGACTTATATCTCCATCATATTGCCATCTAGAAGAATTTGATCCGTCGATTCCTGCCGCTCCTGTTGGACCAGCAGAAAGTAGCAGGTGAAGTAATCTCATGAACATATACGTATAGTATATCATTAGATGAGTTGTACCAGAAAGAACCTGGTGTTATCGATGGTCCACCAGTTCCGGTAGGAGCGCTAGCTTCGTAATAAAAAGGATAAGGACCAGTTTCGCCGGTAGGACCAGTCGCTCCTGTATCACCAGTTGGTCCTGTATCACCAGTTGGTCCTGTATCACCAGTTGGTCCAGTTGGTCCAGTTGCTCCGGTATCTCCAGTAGGTCCTGTTACATTCGAATCTGCACCTGTTGCCCCAGTAGGTCCCGTAGGTCCAGTAGCTCCAGTAGCTCCTGGGAGATATGTTGGAGTTACCCATTGATATGTATTAGGGGAGTTGCCATCAGAAACGTATGTGTATAGTACACCTGTTTCACTATGGTACCACAAAGCCCCATGTTCTATAGAAGGTGTTCCTGTTCCTGTTGGTGAAAAATCTTGAAAATAAAATTCAAGTGCTCCAGTAGCCCCAGTAGGACCTGTTGGACCAGTAGCACCAGTAGCACCGGTAATTCCTAGAGATCCTTCTAAAGTAAATATACTAAATCCTGTATCGCTATTTGTTATAGCTACTGTACCTACTCCGCCAGCTAGGTATGATGATTTAACCCAAAATTTATCACCAGCGGATGCAGAAACTATACCAGTTACTGTTATTAGATCATAAGGAACACTAACCCCTCCTGTTACATCCTCTAATGATATAAATCCTCTAAAATTAATAACCTCAAGAGGTGAAGAAGTATCCCTCCACAATGTAGTTGACAAGAAACTACTTCCTCCTGTAGCTATATGTTCGAATCCTACTTTATAACTTATAAAATATTCTCCGTCTACTAGGGTTTCTACATATGTACCGGTTTGTCCAAATGAAACAAAATCACCCGTGGCAAATATTCCTGTATCTATTAGATTATCTGTGTCTAGTCTTATAGGTGTTTCCCCTCCTGGTGTAATCGATTGAGATGTACTAAATTTGCTAAGATCTGCATATCCCAAAGGAGCAGGAGATCCTGCAGGACCGGTAGCTCCAGTAGCTCCAGTAGCACCAGCTCCAGTAGCTCCAGTTGAACCTGTATTTCCTGTTGCTCCTATATCTCCTGTTGCACCAGTAGGTCCAGTAGGTCCTTTTAAGTTTGTTTGTATTCCCCAAATTCCTCCAGATTTTAGATACACGTCTCCAGTATCATTATCTAGATATAAATCTCCGTCTCCTCCTAAAGATATCGATGGAGATCCAGATCCGCTATACCAAGTATTACCGGTTGCTCCAGTAGCTCCAGTAGATCCAGTAGATCCAGTAGGTCCGGTAGATCCAGTAGCTCCGTTAGATCCAGCAGGTCCAATAGAACCAGTAGCCCCGCTAGGTCCAGTAGCTCCAGTAACCCCAGGCGCTCCTGGAGATCCTTTTGCTCCATTAGGTCCAGTAGCACCAGTAGCACCAGTGACCCCTGTGTTACCAGTAGGTCCTGTAACATTAGAATCTGCCCCTGTTACACCCTGAGGTCCTGTAGGTCCTATACCTCCAGTAGGTCCAGTAGATCCTGTATTTCCTGTAGGTCCGGTTCCTCCAGTAGCACCAGTAGCACCTCCAGCGGGCCCGGCAGGTCCAGTAGATCCTGTAATACCCTGTGATCCTATGATAGAAACCCATGCTCCTGTACCGTTTATACCACCTGTCATAGTACCTGAAGCAGAACTTACTGGAATACTACCAGTAACTGTTACTGTAGCTCCATTTCCGCTTGCTCCTAATCCAGGTAGAGCTTTAATGTTTATTGTGTTTAATGAATAATCTGCTAAACAAGGACCAAGTTACACCATTATATAAAACTGCTATAGTTTCCCCGTTTATACCAGTAGATCCTATATCAAATGAAAATGATGCCTGTACCTCACCAAAATTTAAAAACGCTTCATAATCGCCGCCTATAAATCTTATTTGCCCAGGTACTCCTGGTCTTAATGATTCATTTATATAAGTTCTATCTGTTATTAATCTAAGTCTACCTCCAGAGTTAGAATTACCAACTACTGCATCTCTACCTATATAAGCATCATTTAATGTTATTATACCATTTGATGTTATCTCTCCGTTACTTCCTTTTAGTTGGATGGATGAATTTCCACTAACAGGAAGTCTTAATATATCAGCAGTTATTGTACCAGTAGTTATCTTACCAGTAGGAAAATTTAAGGTCTTGTCTTGTATTGAAACGCCAAATGATCTATTAATAAGAAGTATAGCTTCTTGTAGCTGAGAAAAATTAGCATTTGTTATAGAATTATTGGCCCCTATTGTATTGGAAGACAATAACTGTTTTATCGTAATCTGATTAAGTTCCTTCATCCCGGAATATTATGTTTAGAATATATATCCGGATTTTAAATCTCAATCAACTTATTAGAGTTTCAATCTCCTTATAAAAAGAATTAAATTTAGATGGAAAAAAAATTTTAAGTTCTTCTATCTCCCTATTAGATAGACTATACTTATCTTTTATGAAGTTTATAACTTCTTCTTTATACTCTTTTTTCTCCTTTTCCTTCTCTTTTTTTGATGTTTTTGTCCATACCCAAGATGGATTATTTTTGTGTTTGTGTGTTATAAATATCTTCCAAAAGTCTACTACTTTTTCGGGATTTATTTTTATATTATTAAATGAATTAGCTTGAAGGGGATATGCTATAGAACATATACGATTAACCATAAATAGATTTCTAGCTTTATCTCTATCACTTATCTTATCCCAAGCTTTGGAATAAAATGATTTTATTATATCAAATGGATTATTCATTAGTTAAATAGTTCGAATGGATCAAATCCCTTAGGAGGTTTAGCTTCGCTAGCCCATGGTGAATTTTCAATCATTTCTTTTTTATCTATATTTAATGTGATTTTTTCTTTGGAATCTAATTCCTGTACGTGATTCTTTAATCCTTCAACCATATTTTTTGGAAGAGTCCTAGAATTAAGCCAAACCAATCTAGCGTTTTCCTCGTAGAATTTTTTAAATTTATCTCTATTCTCAGAGTTGTCTGTTTGTGATATTAATCTTAATGAAAGACCAGCTATCCATCCGAGAAAATCTTCATTATCCCATAGATACTCCATCGAATAATCTTTCCATTCCGACTCCTGATAAAGCTCCCAAATTTTATTAGATTTTCCTTCCGCTATATTAGAATTCTTTCCGCTTTTAGTTTGGTGCGGAAAAACTCCAGGAACGTCATCTTTTTTGTCACCCATTAGGATTTTTTTAAAAATGTATTCCTTAGTGTTAATTCTTTCTAAAGTACAAGAAGATAATAGCTTTTCCATCTTTGATGAATTAGCTCCAGAGATAGGATTAACATCAAATATAGTTGTTTCTGATTCGGATTCTTCTTTCCAATTTTCAGAAACAATTAATTTGTTATTTTTAGAATTACTGTTCCATATTCCAACCCAAACATCTTCGTTGTATTTTACTAACTGGTGCATGTCCTTATCACCACTTATTACAATAACAGATTCTTTCTTATCTGTAAAATATTCAGACCAAGCCCAAATTAAATCGTCTCCTTCCGCTCCTTGATATGAGCTATAAATAAATCCATTAGATTCTAGATATTCCGAAAACTCGTCCATTAATCTAAAAAAAGATCCCCAGTCTACACCTTCTCCTTTTACTCTACTTTCCTTATAAACACTTCTTGTTATTTTGTAATCTTTTCTCCAAGATCTAGAATCCTTACAAAATATCACTTGTTTTATTTCTGGTATTTGTTTAAGAGAATAGCAAAGATCCGTTATCACCTTTCTTATAAACATATTTCTTTCAGCCTCTGATGATAATACATCTCCAGGGTTCTTACTTCCAAATCCAGAAAATATACCGAATGTCTTATGGAAGATATAATTACCGTCTACTACTACTGTTGTCATTAAAAATCTTCATTTGTTATCATTATATCATAGTCAAAAAAACCAGAAAAATCCCTTTCGTCAGCTAAAAATCTTCTTCCGACATTATCTGCATCATTCCTTTCCTCTAATCTTTTTCTTCTAATTTCTGCTGAAGGATTCAAATAAATAACGAAAGATTCGTCTCTAAATGATTTAGGTAAGCTTCTAAGACCTGCGGGACTAAGAATGAAAAGATTCTTTATTGAAAATTCCCCCTTGGATATTCCGTATCTCCAGCCATTAAATTCTTGTAGTTCTAGAAATATGTCGTTGTTGGCTTTAAAAAAATCTTCATCCCTATAATAATAATCTATTCCTTCTTCCTCTCCCTCACGTGGAGGTCTACTAGTAAAAGATACACCATACTCGAATCCTTTATCTACCATTTTTTTTCTCAGAAAATCTTTTCCTGATCCTCCTGGTCCAACTATTATAATTTTTCCTTTCATATTATTATTTGCATATTATAATAAGCATTACTATCTAAAACCTTAGATAATGCCTAGTATACTGGTCATTTATTGAACATTTGTTGTAGTTCAAATATTAAAGCTAATAGGCTAACTATAGGATCTATTACTTGGCTTCTTTGAGATTGGTATCTCGCCACAGTAATAACTATAGAAGGTATTAAGTTTAATTTTTGCGGATTCTTTTCTTCAATCCATTTAATAAAGTCAGAACTTAAAGATGCCATAACCTCATCAACTCTTCCTGAATATTGACCAACTATGTATTGGTAGTTTCCAATTGGATCTGGTTTAGATAGAACTATATTAAAAACTTCCTCGTGGTCAAATGTTATCTCGTTTATTTTGCTTTCTGTTAGATCTGTTACTCCGTCTATTTGCCATCTCTGTATGGTATTAAGTGCGGATCTCATATCAGGAAAATACTTCTTTGTAAATAGCTCAAGACTTCTGTCGTCGTGATTTATTTCCATTAGATTAAGTATTTTAGAAACGCGATCTTGCCATTGGGTCTTTATCTCGTTCTCTTCTTCCTTACTCATAGGATCAAAATCATAAACTTCAAATCTTGACCTAATAGCATCCGGAATTTTACTTAAATAGTTACACGTAGCAACAAATCTTGTTGTTCTAGCATATTTCTCTATTGTACCTCTTAAAGCTTTGTAGAACTGATCTGATGCACCGTCGAACTCATCTAGAACTACAATCTTAATCTGATTCTCCCCGTCTAGTATAGAAACTGTAGAACAGAAATCATGAACTTTAGTTCTAATTGTTTCTACTGAACTTTCATCTGATACATTTATAAAAATGTATGGATGATTCTTTATTAGAATTTTAGCCATACTGGTTTTACCAGATCCTGGAGATCCAGCTAATAAAACATTCTGTTGAAGTCCACTTTCAAAAGATCCCTTTATTCTTTGTGGAAGGATCATGTGTTTTAGTTCCTTCGGTCTTAATTTTTCTGTTAATAGTTCTTGTATCATTTAATATTTTTTAATATTCTTTCCATCTCAGCATCAACAACTTTCTTTGCTATTCTTTTATACTCATCTCTTATAATAGATTTCTGCTCTTCTGTTGCAGATCTCATATTAAGAGACTTAAGATGATTCCATTTAACCATTGTCGAAGCTCTATATGTCTCGTAATTGTTTAATTGTGTTCTTTTAGATTTTATAAGTACTTCAAGTATTTTATCCTTAGTAGGATTCTCCATCCCCTTAAATTTTGTACCCCTAGGTATTTTTTTCAAAGAAATTTTAGATGCTATTTCTTCTATATAGTCGCCAAATTTTTTATAAAATTCGTCGTGCTTTTCTATTCTCTTCCTCCTATCTATTTCCTTATGTCTATCATTTAGCAGTTTTATTTTTTCTGAATTTTTTTTACAATATTGAATGGAATATTGTTTTTTGTATTTTTTATTTTTTAAACTCCATTCCCTAGATTTCTTCTTAGTACACTCAGCACATTTATGTGCCTCTTCTTTATAAATATAAAAATCGGACTCTCCGTGAATTTTACATACCCCTTTTAAAAATTTTGTTACCTTAACCTCCATATATTAAAATTTAAATCATTTACATAAACCACTCATATTGTCACCTAAATCCTTATCGTTTCTTATTTCTATAAATCTTGGTAAAAACAAAGACCAATTATCATTCTTATCATTTATTATGACGTTGTATTGTATAGCACAAACCTTACCTATTTGAGAATCTGGATTTTCACTAAGATCTTTAAGATCCTGATCTGTAAATCCTGCTCCTACTTTTACTTTAACTGTACCTGATGAATCTTCACAATAGAAACCTCCAATAAACCCTTCTCTCTTACCTTCTCCTGGATACCATCCAGTAATTATTAGATCACAATCATTAACCTCCTTAAGCTTAATCCAATTCTTAGATCTCTTGCATTCATATACATGTTCAGGATTTTTAAGAATTACTCCCTCTCCCCCGCGAGCAACAATTTTGTTATAGTAAGCGTAGATGTCTTCTTTTTCAGTAGTCAAGAAAGAATCTGCAAGAGTGAGTGAAGTTGTCTTATATGTACTAAAAACCCCCTCTAATGTACTTCTTCTGACATCAAAAGGAATTATACCTTTTCCAGATTTTAACGTGTCTGCATCTTCAAGATCAAAAACATTATAAAGAAGATCGTCACCTATAGAATCTAATGGTTTTCCTTTTAACATTTGTGTAACTTTACCTGATACACTTTTCCTGTTTAGATCAGTAAGTTCCCCGTCAAAAAACCATTCTCCTTTTAATCCCGAATTTTTAATAAGTATCAAACATTCATCTGCAATCTTTTTCAAGTATTGATTAGGAATTTCGTTGAAAGCCCTCGTGTAAAATTTTACTTCCCCACCGGAAATAAATGCTATTACTCTTACACCATCATATTTTTCCTCACAAACGATTAGATCCCATTTTTTTATTTCGTCTTCGTCGTCTTGTGCAAGCATTAGACTTGGATCGGGTATAACTTCCTTATTAAAAGCTTTGTTTATTAACTTAGCTCCAATTCCTATGTTTAATCTTTTTGTTAAAACTTTAGACAAAATCTTTCTTTCATCAATAGAAAGGGGATAACAGTTAACAACTTCAAATGCTTCCTCTCTTAATTTATCATTTGCTGCAGGTGCAAAAAATAATTTTTCAGTAAGATCCTTAAATCTTTCAAATAGATCTCCATCCTCTATGATATAGGGTGATTCTTCTAAAACTGGAAGCTTGTGTAGTTTTGTTGTTAAAAATGGATCTAGAGCAACTTTTAAAAGATATTCTAATTCCTTAGAGTAATTATTTTTTATTAGATCCTGTTTAATTTTTTGTGACCCGTTGCCTGTTGAATTTTCAATCTCTAATAAAATTCTAAGTTCTTTCTGCATGAATTGGTTTTTAGCTAATATAGAAATCAAATCTAAATAATAAAAATGATTTAAATATTATACTAAAAAAAAATAAGTAAGTTTTCGGTTTATTGGTTTTAAATAGCAGGTTCTGCTCCTGTTGCTTCGCCTCCAGTAGCTCCAGCTTCTGCTCCAGTAGCTCCAGCTTCTGCTCCGGTAGCTCCAGTAGCCCCGGCTTTACCTTCTTCCTCTGATTTTTTAACGTAGGATTTATTTAACTGTATATCCTCATAGTTAAGATCTAACCATCTCTCTATCATAAAATCTTGATCAAAAAATTGAACCTCTTCTTCGTTTACTGTTTCTTTTATTTCTCCCATTGCAGTAATGAAATCAATTTTTTTGATCAGTTGTTCTATTTCTCTAGATTCGCCAAATAAATTATCACTTTCAAATTTAACACCTATTTGACTTCTAAATTCAGCATCGTTTTTAAGATCTGGAAATTCTAAGCACATTTGTATCCATAGAGGTTTTACTATAATCTCTTGGAATATAGATCTCAATCTTGTTATAAATTTAGCAAATCTAACCTCATCCCTTTCTGCTCCTTCCGCCCCTGTTTTAAAAGTATTATTTGAACCCATACCAAATCTTGAAGAGAATCTGTTATAAGGTATTTTGGAATCTTGTCTTAATTTATTATAGAAATAAACAACCGAGTCCATTATATTTAAATTAGGACCTTGAGCATTAAGTGTTTCTACTTTTACTGATTCACCTCCTTGCTGTGGGAAAAGATAGTTTTTATAAAATTGAAGATCGGGTCTTCCGTTTATAGCTAATTCTCCTGAGCTTGTATCTAGTTTAATATCCTCTTTATATACGGACATAAGTTCTCCAAGTGTCTCTTTAGCCTTTTGAGGAGCTTTACTTCCAATAGGAACTGTCATTTTAATCCTATACTGAGCATTCATAACATTCCATATTATTCTGGAGTGTTCCATAATCTTTAATAAGTTATAAGACCTTATTAATCTTTCAGTGTAAGATACTCTTGAAACAACGTTGGCTTTAGCATACGAGATATAAATAACCTGAGCATCTAATAACTTTCTTTGTCTAACAGTTTCTCCGTAATACTGCCACCATATAGTTTCTCTTGTTCCGTCAGGCTTTTTTTCGATAGCTGGAGTTAAACTAACAGCATCCAATTCTTTAAAACCAACTATTTCTTTACCATCGTTTGAATATATTATCTCGAATGCTAAAAACCCTTCTACAATTAGTTGTCTAAAGTATTGCCATCCGGTTAATCCATTTGCAAAATTGTGAAGAACATATAGTTTTCTGAAATTCTTCCTCATGGATTTTATAACATCATCCTTTAGATCCATATTCATTAAAGCTGGATGACAGAAAAAATTCTTCTCATCATATACTACTGCTTCGTCACATATGGTATCTAAAATATATTCTATCTCAGCATTTAAAGCAAAGGTTCTTAGAAAATCCCTTTTGAATGGATAATCTTTATCAAAATATGCTATGTACTTTCTGTTTGATGTGTCTTGGGCTGCTATACTATAGATAAAGTCTTCGTCGCTATCAGTAAATCCAAATCTTTCTCTCATGCTGGCTTCAGATGCACCTATAGCCATGGAGTCTTGAATAACCATATCCTTATACTCCATTCCAAAAGACCCAAGACCACTAATAGTTTTTAATATCCTAGAGATATTCGGATTTATCTTTCCTAAATTATCTAAAAAGCCCGCCATATTTTATATTGTAATTTCTCCTCCTTCAGATCCAGCTTCACCTCCTGTTGCTCCTTCAGCTCCTGTTGCTCCTGCTTCAGCTGCTGCCGCTTCTTTCTTTTTCTCTGCTGCTTTTTCTTTGAATTTTTTATTTGTAACTAAATCCTGTCCTTTCACTCCTAAAAATCTATCAACTAAAAAGTCCATATTAAAATATTTTTTACCCTCTGAGTTCATTAGGGCGGATATTTTTATAACCTGGTCTTTTCTAGCAGCTAATACCTCCATTTCTTTTGCTTCCCTAAATATATTTTCTTTTACATAATCTAAACCAAATTCAGATTTAATTATGTAATCTTTTTTAAGATGTGGAAAGTCTAAGCAGAATTGTACCCATAGTGGCTTCATTAATATCTCTTGATATATTGACCTTAATCTGTTAATAAATTTAGCAAATCTTATTTCCTCCTGATCCAATCCTTCTGCTGTAAAAGTAATTGTTCCTTCAGATCCTGCTTCTTCTCTACCAAATCTAGTTGCTGGTATTTTAGAGTCCATTCTTAATTTATTTGCAAAATATTTAAGAACTGTTGTATCCGAAAATGCAGTTGCATCTCCTCCACCAGGAAGTGGCTGTATATCTGGAGTTCCATTAGGAGATGATGGCATTAAGTAATTTTTAAAGAATTGTATCTTCGGTTTTCCGTCGATTGTTAATTCTCCACTGCTATTATCTAATCTTATATCTTCTTTATAGATTGACATTAGCTCACCTAATGTTTGTTTTGCTTTTTGTGGTGATCTAGTACCTATAGGAACTGTCATTGCCATCCTATATGAAGAGTTCATTACGTTCCAGATGATTCTTGTGTGCTCCATTATTCTTAGGAGATTAAATGACCGTATCATTCTTTCACAGTAACTAACTCTTGAGGATGTTCCACCTCCTTTAGCATAACTTATATAAATTATCTGGGAGTCATATAGTTTTCTAGTCAAAGATGGGTTATCTGGATATTGTATCCATATATCAATAAAAGATCCATCCGGCTGTGCCTCTACTGTTGGTATTAGTGACCATGGATCCAATTCTTTAAATCCAACAATGTTCTTACCTTTTTTATCAAATACGATTTCAAAAGCTAGAATACCATCAACTAGAAATTTTCTGAATAAATGCCAAGCTGATATATCTTGATTAAATCCAAAAAGATTATATACCTCTTTATACCTCTTTTGTACTTTTTCGTAAGTTTCCTCATTAACATCATCATGTTGCATGAAAGAGAAATAAGCCCAAAAGTTTTTGTCATCATATACTATTGATTCGTCGCATATAGTATCAAGAATAAATTCTATTTCTGGATTCTGAGAAAATCCTTGTAGATAATGTCTTTTGTTTTTATAGTCCTTATCAAAATAAGCTATGTATTGTTTAGTGGTAGTATCTGCTCTTCTTAATCCAAAAAGGAAAGATTCATCCTTTATCCCTCCCTTTTGTAGAAATTGAGCTTCTGTTATACCTACTGCTTGAGAATTTTTAACTACAAGATCTTCGTAGGCCATACCGAAACTACCCACTTTCTTTATACTATCTAAAATAGAACTAAAGAATGATTTTTTATCGTCAGTAAATCCAGCCATTAGACTTGTGAGTTTTTATTATATATCTCATTTAACTGGGTCCCTTCAATAGACCTAGTATTTAGATATACTATTCTAGTCCAATCTTCCAAAGGAATTTCCACTACATCACGAACTTTTTTTAAATCCCAAGCTCTATAAGCATGTTTATAAGGTATTCCTTTTAAAATTATATCCATAGTTTGGTAGTCAGTTTTAAGAGGAGCTTGTCCTCTTCCTTCCCCCATTTCTATTTTTTTTAAGTTTCCTTCTATCTGATCCTTGAATACGCTTTGTACTCTTTCAAAGAATGCTATTCTAAATAGCGGTGAAATTAAAATTAGATCAAGACCTTTAAAAAGGTTCTTTTTTTCGTAATTATCGTATTCAGTAAAAAAAATAACAGGTCTTTTGTTTATAAAAGGTTTACCTTTTTCTAATTGATCATTGTATTGAAAAGAATAAACTTTCCCAGATAAAAAATTTAAAGGGCTAAATTCAGATTTTTTATTCACATAATTATTTGCCCAATACGTAAATGATTCTTCAGGTAATGAGGTTAGACCTGATACTGAAAGTTTGTAATCATTAAATTGTTGTTTAAAGGAAGAAATCATCTCATTATAAAGCTTTCATTTATAGCACCGAATTTATATCCTCTAGATTCAGCAAATCTAGTTGCTGCTTCAAATTTAGCTCTATTGGTTATCCATATTTTAAGTTTCTCGTTATAGGATCTTATCTTTTTTTCAGTTAAATTTCCTACAGGTTCTTTGGGTCTTTTATTAAGTGCATATTGATCCTCTGGTTTTATTTCTATAAACCAATTTTCAAATACATCCCCCTTTTGTACTTGTATATAGTAATCTACAAAATACTTATGTTCCTTTTTGTCTATTGGAGACCAATATGGTATATCTGTTGGTTCTGAGCTCCATTTGGTTATATTGGGATTTATATCACAATATTGACAAAATTTTCTTTCCCAGGAGCTTCGGTATATTATATTGTTAATATCTCCAATGTACTTTAATGGATTAACTGGATTATATTTTCCAGATTTCCACTTTCCATTGGGCTTTAACTTTTTTATATCCACCTTTATACATTATAGTTGGAATTTTCCTCTCTTACTATTCTAGAAAAAGGAATAGTTTTCGGTGACTTAGGTGGATGTATTTTTTTCCATCCTTTTTTCATTCCATTATGTGCTATCTGGGATATAAAGGCAAAAGGATTATCAGACTTTGCTGGATCGTATCTATTCCAATACTTAACTAGATCTTCAAGACCAGATGATATGCAATCTTCTTTGTCTTCGTTATCTCTATAAGAATGTGTCTTAGACATTCCGTTTACTATAAGAGTAAACATTTTAACGGTCTCATCAGTTAGTTGACCTTTTTCTTTACTTTCGAGGAGAGCTCTTTTTAGCTCTTTGTTTTTTACGTATATCATTCTTCTTGCGGTGGAATATTATTTTGGAGCTTTTCTATTTGTTTTTCTAAATTAACCCTTAATTCTTCCAAATTTTTCCTCGAATTTCTAATTGTGTCTATACCTATCTTACCATTTTCTTCACTAGAAGTTTCTAATTCTTTTATTTTTTCTAGACAATTTTTCAAATCGTCTAAAACAAAATTGAGTCTGTTACCAATTCCCTCATCCGGGTCATTAGCAACAGACTCATTTATTCCTTTTGTATTTACTTTTTTTTTGTTTTTGGAGCGGAAGAAAAATTAGACACTTTGTCATTTTCAGCAAATCTTCTTCCATTTTTTTTGCTGTTTCCGTGTGCATCAGCAAAATTAAAATCGTCCTCGTCTTCCATGAATTTTTTAGACTTTTCAGATTTTCCTTTAGGAGCTTTCTCTACGTGAGAATTTTTTTGACTCTCCTTAAGTGTAGCTAGATTCATGTTTTTAAGATCCTGTATAAATTTAGAAGATCCTTTAATAGAAGCGCTAGGAGCTTTAGCTAAATCTAGATTATCTAGACTATCTATAAACTTTTTACCACTTCCGCCTTTTCCTTTGCTAGGAAGATCTGCCATATTAGCAGATTTTGATTTAACACCTCTACCAGTTAAAGGTGCTGATTTACCACTCTTTGGTAAACCTGCCATAGTTCCTTTTTCGTTGTTTATAAACTTAGAAGAAGATCCTGTTTTTTTATCTGGTGCTTGAGCCATGTGTTTTTTAGAAAGATTCTCTATTCTAGAATCTTTGTGTGATCCTCCTCTGTTTCCTGGAGCATTAGCAAAATTCTGATTTGATTCATTAGCAAAATCCTCAGTATATTCGATATCTAACTGAGGTGCTTTAATATCATATCTGTCTATTTCGTCATCCAGATCTTCAACATCAGAGAAGAAGTATTCTCCTGTTTTACCCTCTTTAAAAAGAATAGTATAAGTTTTAGAGCTTCCGTCTACTCCAATAACTCTTCCTTTAACCCCATTTCTTTTTATTCTAACCTCAGTATCAATAGGATATCCAAGGTCTTCATTCATTGAAGGAAGTTCTTTAGCTTTACTTTCAAATCTAGAAATCTCTAGATTAATTTGATTCCATCTATCTTTTAGGGATTCGATCTCGTTTTCGATGCTTTCTTCTAGAGTTACAAGTTCATCAGATTTAGCGATAAGAGGGTTTTCTTTTTTAGCAACATCCAATTTTCTTAGTTCGCCTTCTAATACATCGATATTTTTGATAATCTCTTTTTTATCATTCTTCATTATACTCAAGAATGCTTGTTCTCCTTCTAAAAATTCTGTAAGAGATTCAGTGATATCATATTTAATGAAGTCTTTAACTATATTGATAGCTTGAGTTGCATTAGCTTCGTAGATTTTATTTAATCTCATAGCTGGATTAACTGTTTGTACATAAATACCAGCTTCTGTTTTAAATATATTAGCCTCTACGTTTTCAAAAACTCTAGATTTTATTTTTTTACCAAAATCAAGATCTATAATTTCCTCAGCATTACTAGCTACAAATACTGCTTTAGCTATTTTGTGGTTTGAACTTTCTAAAAGATTGTTTGTACTTACACTAACTGCAAGTGGAAGATCATCTTCGTTAATTCTTTTTCCGTCAAAATAAACCTCCTTAGATTCGTTTGTAAATACTATCTCTACCTTATTATTTCCAATATTTAATGATATCTTATTGTTATCTATTTTAACGTCTCTATCGCTTATAATTTGAGCCTGATCAGCTAGTTCTTGTGGAACTTCATCCATGCTACATTCTTGAATAACTTGTGTGTTCTGATCTATCTTTAAAAATTTACCAGAGGAGTAAAATACTGTCTCTTCATTTTCGTTTAAATAGATAGGTGAATAAAGATTGCTTATTTCACAAACGTTATTATCAAATCCAACATTGAATTTTCCTGTATTTTCATTTTCGTATATAGATAAGAAACTAACAAGATTTCTAACCATTGGATTAAATCCAAATCTTTTAAGGCCATGAACAAGAGATTCAGTTGATTTAGTTTCTGAAACTAACCATCCTTTCATTTGATCTGTAGCATCGGAAAATAAATCCCTTCCTGGACTATTTCTCATAGTTTCGTAAGTCTTAATAACCTCAATCTCTCTTTTTCTGTTTTCCAATATTCTATTTAAGTTCTCTAGAACTGGAGTTACTGCATTTTCCCAGGAAAACGATTTAAGATCGTTTATAAATCCTTCAATTACAAATGATTCAGATATTCCTTTTCCAACCAATATATGATCATATTTTTCTAACATAATCTTACCAGCTGGTATCTCATTTAAAGTTGAATTTTTTAAAGCCGAAACTGTATTTATTAGACCAAAGCTAAAAGAAATACCTTTATTAGAAGGTCTAGATGAAGAACCATGTGATTGTGATTCCTTAAGCATTTGAGCAGTTGAGCCTCCAAGGAAAGTAGAAGCAACAGGTTTTTTTGTTGCCCCTAAACCTGCCCAATCTCTTAATGAATCTGCAGCATTCTTAGAAGTCTCCATATTTAATCTGTTGATTTCTGGATTAATATTTTTTTCCATTTGTTATTTGCTTTTTTAGTATATATCCATTCTTTTTTTAGAATCCTTTGTAATTATTACCAAGTATCATTACTCCATCCAATTCTTTTCCAAATATCAGTTGAAGGTACAGGACCCCAATAGAATGTAGCATTGCCTGGTATTAGAAGTGGAGTATCAACAAATACTACATACCAATTTGGATTAGTAGCGTTTACCTGATTTATTATAGATGAATTTCCGTCATAATTTACTTGCCATCCAACCTGTGGAAGCTGATAATTGCTATAAACTAAATAGCCTTGATCTACTCCGTTAGCGGGCTCGGAAAGACCATTTTCGACTTCATATTGTGTACCTCCATAATTTTCTATACAGTAATATAAATATGAGGAATTAAAAGCTAAATCTCCTTCTAAATCACCTACAGATCCTATACTGCTTTGAGGAACTCCTACGACCCTACCGCCGGTCCAAGCTGTATTCTGTAATGTGTCATCTGGGAAAGTTAAAGCTGTTGTACCAAAACTCCAAGCAGTTCCAATTCCGTCAGAGAAGTTAATGTTTACGTTTGTCGGATTAGCAACAACTGCACTGCCTGGTGCGGATGGACCACTACTTATTAAATTTGGAATTCCTGGGTAAGCAGTCGTCTGAATGGAACTATCAGGGAAGGTCAATTTTCCGTTACCCCCGTCCATACCGAATGTCCAGATTTTAGGTGAATCAGTATCCCCAGCCTGTACAATAACACTTCCATCATCAGCAATTAATCTCCCACTTTGATAACGATTTATTTGTATTGATATTCCAGTTATATCTAAATCAGGAGTTGGAGGAGTTTGATCTACGGTTAGGACGATAGTTGGAAAATTTGAATAGTCCTTAGTTGAGATACTTAAAGCAACGTTATCACCAGTGTAAAACACTCCAAATACGTCCGTTGCCATTACATAACCGTTTATAAAATCTGCTAGATTTCCAGATGTGCTAGTAATAGTTATCAGATTGTTAGACCATGTGGCGGAAGAATAATCAACTCCTACTCCGAAACCTTCTGCATCTTGAACATATAGATTATTTGAATTTATTTCTACTGTTTTATTATTGTCACTAACTCTTAAATTAGTGTCTTCTCCTCCAATGAATAGATCAGCTGAACTATCATCAATCGTACCACCTGCTCGAATATGTATGTGATTAGTAACCCCCGCAGTAGGATCTAACACAATGTATTGATCGGTGCCTAAAGTAGAATCCGGCTTTAATACCATTGTAGATGCGGCAAGACCACCACCTGCACTATTAGGTATTGATTCTATTTGACTACCTTGAACAAAATTTAAAGGACTAGCGATAGGCCCTGTAATATTATAAGAGGCAACGTAATTAGCAGGCCCTGTTAGAACATCGCTTTGAATTATTGTACCAGTAATCTCCCACTGGTTATCAAATGTTGAACATCCAGAAAGAAGAAGAGATAAAATTGCTGCTCCATCTGTTATTGTAAAGACTATTGGTATACTTACGTTTAATAAACCAGAAATAGTAGTAAACATTCCATTTTGACTATTTCCGTTAGAATCTATAACATTGAATATCACAGAAGCAGTATCAGGAGATGGTTGTGGTTCAACAACCCAGAAATTTCCGGGAATCTCTGGTTCTTCACTTGCATCCCAAACAGATGAACTGCCACTTCCTGTAGCTCCAGTAGCTCCAGTAGCTCCCGTATCTCCTCCTGTAAAAGCAGTAGTTTGTATTGTATCGTCTGGAAATTGTAAAGATCCATTATTCTTAAAAATCCAATTACCCCCTGCGGTATTCATAGATATTTCTCCTCCTGCTTCAATTCCTGTTCCTCCTCCATCAGCAGTAATAGAGATATCTCCACCGCCTAATCCGCCGAATCCTGATGAAATTTCTACAAATCCACCAATACTAGATTGTGAGTAACCCCCTCTTATTTTTATTGTACCACCTTCTTGTGATGAAGAATTACCGGCATCGACTTTAATGTCCCCTCCATTAGCTCCCTTTCCTGCCCATAAATAAATATCTCCTCCTTCGCCTATATCATTTACACCATCATTGTATGAATCGCCTCCTGATATAACTAATCTCTCAACAGTTGGAGCAGAATCTGTTCCATTTTGAGTTGATATAATTTTTTGGTATACGCTTCCTTTTTCGAATTGTAAATTGTTTCCGCTTCCTGTTCTTTGATTTCCTGGTAAAAAAGGAAATTCAACATTATTAGGTAAAGATAATTTACCATCTGTTCCTAGTATAATGCTATTAGAATCTGATGTTAATTTTATAGCTCCCAATGATTTTATAGTGCTAGGATAATCAGGTGGATATACAACTGCCACATTAGCTGTCCATCCAGCACCACCGGGATAATTCACATCCAATAATGTTAGATCAAATATATAATCAGGGATACCGTGATCTGCTTCAGTAAACCTAAAAGTATAACCTGACAAATATCCCGGATTTGTTAATATAGGGAAGATATTATTCATCATAGTTTCTACAGTGCCATTAGGATTAACCTGAAACTGAATCTCAAATTGCCACCATTCGTCACCTTCGAATGGAACTGGATCAATCATGTGAGTATCATCACAAACAGCAGTAAATGCAGTAGGTAATAATAATGGTGTATTTAAAGTTCCTTGGCTATCTAAAACAGCTTCTAAATTATTACTGCTTATTAATCTATCTGTTGTTTCAACGCTTCCTGTAGCACCTGTAGCACCTGTAGCACCTGTAGCACCAGTTTCCCCAGTAGCACCGGTATTTCCATTTTCTCCAGTAGCACCAGTAGCACCAGTTTCCCCAGTAGCACCAGTTTCCCCAGTAGCACCAGAACCAGTACCTCCAGTAGATATTAAATCGTAAGGAAATAAAGATGCTTCCCCATTGTTCACTCCAACTAAGCTATCTCCAGGGCCAAACCCGGTTGCTGCTGGTAACGTTGTTATTGAAACTGTTTTGTTCATTTAATTTGTTTATTTAAAAAGTTATAAAATCTCCGTTTTGGTCGACTAAAATAGTTCCGTTTTGGTCAGTCAGATAATTGGTAATAGCATCTGTAACTAGACCTTCACCTATAACAACTTCCACATTAACTCTTACTGAATGTGGATTGTATAGTAACATTCCTCCTTGCTCAAAATAAGGAGATTCTATATCACTTCCGTTAGGATCTAGATCCCATCCACCAAATATGTAATTGCTATTTCCAGTTAGAATAGTTAAATTAGCCATAGGTAGATAATTACCATTGTATAGAATATTTATAAATCTATTAGATACAGGTAATGTGTTTGGATATGTTGCTTTTATCATTACGAAATCAACATTGTTCAGTCCAGCTGCACTAAGTAAAAGAGAAGAGTTACCATAAACACATCCACTAAACGAGGAGTAATTATTGAGAACTATATCTGTGTCACAAAGGCTTATGTCTCTTAAAACCGTTGTTCCTCTAACAACCTGAAGGTTACATCTTTGAAATATAGCTCCTTCAAATTGTATTGTATTACATACTATAGGTGGTGTAGCCATTAGTTAAAAACAAATATTTCTAATTCCATACTATATGTATCGTTAATGTTACTAAACATAATACCACCAAACGAGAGATTCGGAGAGGCGGGAGTTGGATATATGTGTGGACTAAAACCAGGATTCGGAGGATTATTGGAATAATAGCTAAGATCCCATCCCTGCCAAGGTATTTCTGGTTCAGTTCTACCTGTTAAAATCATCAGGCTCCTTATTGGATATGTTTGTCCTTTATATTCCCATGTTAGAAATCTTTGTTCCTCCGGACAATTCTTTTCATATTTAACCTTAACAACTATCATCTGAACTTCTCCTTGAGCTTGTCCAATTTCTGGAGCATTAAGTGTATAGCTAATATTTGGTCCTAGTGTTATGCTTTTTTTAAGAGATCCTCCACATCCTCCCATCTCAGAGCTTCCTAAAGATTCCAATTTAAAATCACAGAGAGATACACTAGAAAGTATATTTGCACCCTCTTTTACATCCAAATTACACGACTGAAAATATACCCTCTTATAAACACCAGGATTACAATCCAAGTTTTCTATATACTTTGGATCTGTTGTATAAACTTTTTTGATCATTTTAAATTTAAAGGGTTATCGTCACCCCCTGGATTATTTCTAAAATTTTTTCTAGATTCAGAATAATCGGGATTGCTTCTAAATCTTTCCCTTTCGATTCTTTTTTTTCCTAGCATTATCTCATCATTATATTTATCAGAATTTTCTTCTTTATTCTCATCTTTTTCTGTATCTTTTTCTACATTTTCGTTATGAGTATCCGGATCTTCTGAAATTTTTAAATCCTCTACATTTTCTATAGGATCTAGCTCTGGCAATTCTTCCGTCTTTTCATTATCTAATTCAGCTATATGGTCAATCACTGGCTCTTCAATAATATCTTCTTGATAAGGCTCTTCAATAATTTTTTTGGAATTATCTTCGTTATTTTTAACTCTTATTTTTTTTATTCTATTCCATATATTTTTTATAGAATTTTCTTTATTTTCATTTTTCATTTCTTCCTCATCTTCTTTTTTTTCACTCATTTCAAATGCAAAATTTGCAGCTATAACTAAAGCAATAGCCAAAGGATCGAAAACTAACATCAAAATTATTATGTACCAGTTAACTACACTGTCTATATCACTTCCAGTTAGTTTTGCAATATATTTTAAAGGTCCTACCTCTTTTGCAAGATCTGCATTAGAGGAAACACCAAACTTTTCTTGTTCTATTGATGATATCCTAGTATTTTTAGATGATATTGAATCATTTAATATTGATATTTCAGAATCCATTCTTTTTATTTCTCCGTCGACATCTTTTATCTGTTGGCGTACTGCATTTGTTGATTTTGATTTCTCTATAAGGACATCCTGTGTTGATTGTAGATTTGTCCTTATAGTAGTTAATTGACCTAGACGATCATTCTTTTGTTTTATCTGAGATTCATAATTGACGATCTCTGTTTTTATTATCGAGATATTTTTATCAAGAATCTGAATATTTTTATCTTGATTCTGAACTTTAAAGGATGTTTCTTGATAAGCAGATGATAAGAATCCATATATTCCTGCAGATGTTATAATTATTAATATAAGTGTTGCTATTGATAGGTATATTTTCAAACCTAGATTAAGCTTTTTCCAATATTGATATAACAAAGAAGCAGTAACAAGTTTAGCAAATTCTAAGCTTCCTGCTAAAACCATTACTTGTAATGATGCACCAGCAAACATTTTACCAAGTCCTGTAACCGAATAAAAAGCAGCTGATCCTGAAACGGATAATGCAGATAAGGCTATTATCCACGGTAATAATTTCTTTTTCATACTTAAGTATATATCCACAAAAAAAGACTGGCATTAATACCAGTCTTTTGCATTATAATTTATGTAATAACTATTATTCTAGTTCTATTCCTTGTTCAGCAGCTGCAAGCTGTTGTTCAAGATCTTTAACTACCATATTGTCTTGTTGAATTAACATCAAGGTTTCTTCTAATGTTTTCCAAAGAGTTACAAAAGATTCAATTTCTTTTTCTCCTTTCCCTTCCATTCTTAGAACGAAATAATGCGAAGCCTCAACCTCTAGATTTGTAAAATAAACTACTCCGTCTTTAATTCCTTCAGATTTTACCTCTTCAATTCTTTTTAGAATTTCTTTAACGCCAAGAGCTTCTTTAGATCTCCATTGAACTTCTTCTCTCATATAGATTTCAAATCTATGTAAAAGTGAATCCGACATTGATACTGCATACTCTTTGTCTTTAAGACTTGCCTTATAATTTTCTAAATCTTTCTTAATTGATTCTACCTTTTCAGTATCAACTTTACTGATGTATTTTTCAAGTTTAGCTTCATTTTGAGCTACTAACTCTTCCTCTAATTGTGGTTTATTTGCCATTTTGTTTTTTATTTTTATATCGGTTATTGTCACAGAAGTTTCTTATATTCCGTGTATTTCTCTGAATTTTTTAGCAAGATCTATAAATTGTTCCAAATAATATTTCAATTCGTAGTCATGAACTATAAAAGTTTGTATATCTGATGTTTGTTCGTTTGCTATTCTTATTCTTCCACATTTAGGTACTTCCTGATATTTTTCAGCACACATAAACATATAAGCGGCTATCTGTAATTTATAGCTTAAGATATCCTCCTCGTCTTTTAAAGATGTTGAAGATTTAAAGTCATCAACTATTAAATATTGTTCTTTGTTTCTATAAACAAAGTCACAAGCTCCTGCCCATCCCCCTTTAAAGGTAGTATATAAGAATGCTTCGTTATCTACTACTTCTTCTATATCTTCCCAAAAATTAGTGTGATAAAAATTCCAAAATAGATCCCTTCCTTTATTTACATACTTAGCATATTTTCCTTCGTCCCTACTAGATTCCTCTATTGCAAAGATCTGTGCTTTTTTTAATGATCTATCTACATCTTTTTCTTTTGCCCATTCTAATAAGAAGAGTTCAAGCATCCTGTGCATAACAGTTCCTCTTTCTGCAGCATCGTGTAATATTTTATCCCATCGAGCTTCTCCAAATTGAATTTTTAAAGCTTCATATTTTTCATTCTTTACTAGCTTTAATATAGTAGTAACAGAAGGCAAAATTAAAGGAGCTTCACCAGCTCCTTCTACTACGTAAGCTCTTCCCCAAGGAAATGCTTGTCTATTTATTTGTATGTCAGAAGATAACATTCCACAGGTATTTAATTCCTCCCAAAATCCATGATATAAATCCAAACTTATATTGAAGCCACGTCAGAAGTAAAATTAATATTATTCTGTAGATGATCCATCTTATAGATAATCTCTGGAAGTATGGTGTATAAACTATAAGATAAGAAATCGAACTATCTATAGGAGATATTTTAGGAATTATAACCTCTTGAAGATTTAATCTAGTTAAATATTCATTAAGGGGTCTAGACTCTTCTAAAACATAAGCAGGTCTTATCTCATCAGGAGAATCTGGGGAATAAATAACCTCAGGTGGTAAATTTACTACGGTGTATATTCTACCTATCCAATCTACCCTGAGCTTAAATTTTTCCCACTCGATTGTTCCTTTATTTTTCTTTATCGTTTTCTTTATAAAGAAATAGTTATTAATGTCAGTTATAACTCTTTTAAAGGGATAATTCATATCAATTATATCTATCTATTAGAAAAAGTTACGATCAATCATTAAAAGTCAAATTAACACCAGGAAACATATCCCTAACTTTTAATCTCGCTCTTCTAATTCTTGTAGCAATGGCTCTTTTCTTCATACCATACTTATCTGCTATTTCCTGATATTTCATTCTAAGGATCTCCCTATCAAATAATATATCTTTGTATATTTCTGGGAGATCATTCATTCTTTCTATAACATTGTCGTATAAATCCTCCATTTCGTCATTTTCTACAGAAATAAAATCGAAATCAGATTCGAATGTTACCGAGGATCTTCTTATTGATGCTGTATTATATTCTTCAGAGTCATCATTATTTTTTACTACCTCTTGTATAATAGGCATGTATCTGTCCTCGTTCTTTTTTATAACTAATGATTCGTTTTTAGCTATATTATAGATCCACGTGGAAAAGTTCCCTCTTGCTGAATCATATTGGGATATCTTTGTCCATATTTTAGCCATTGTATTAGACACTGCATCTTCTGCCGATTCTTGCTCTATTAATATAGATCTACAATGTTTTAATAACCCCGGTTTAATTCTTTTATATAATTCAACAAAATCTTTCTCTGATGATGTTCTCATAAAACTTTCTGCCAATTCCTGAATATTCTTTGCCGCCATAATTTTTTAATTTTTTCTAGTTTTTTAGTTTATAGGTTTACTTTTTTTATTTCTATTCCTGCCTCCTCGAAAAGTTTAAAAGAATCCGTATTTCTATAGACTTCTAAGTAAACTATTCTTTTTATTCCTGCTTGTATGATAATCTTAGCACAATCAAAGCAGGGGGAAAGAGTAACGTAAAGTGTAGCTCCTTCCGCGCTGTTGGTACTTTTAGCTATTTTAGTAATGGCATTTGCTTCAGCATGTAAAACTGTAGGCAATGTATTATTATCACAGTCCTCACACTCGTTTGGAAATCCTGATGGTGTTCCATTATATCCGTCAGATATTATTTGTCTATCTTTTACTATTAGACAACCTACCTGGCTTCTTTTACAGTGAGAGTTCTCTGACCAAACTTTGGCCATTCTTAAATAGAGTACGTCTAGCTTATTCTGCTTGTTCTGTGGTAGGCTCTGATTGTTCATCAGATTGGGCTGTTTTTAAAGGTGTAACTTCTATTTTGAATCTTTCAACCATATGGAAAGTTTCCATAAGTCTAAAAACGCCCAGGAGATTTAGGACTTGATTAATTTCGTCCTCAGTAAATTCAATTTTTTCTTCATTTTCCAAAAGTTCCAAACATTCCTTGTAGCCTGCATAGTTTTTTAAAAACTCAAGAACTGTTTCTCTTAGCTCTTTCGTAATTTCATAGTTTTTACTCATAATTTATTATTTAGGTTTATTTTTTACAAATATATTAATTCTTACTTAAAAAGTAAACCCCTAATTGAAATTTTTCTTATTAGGGATAACAATAAGAGGATTCTGTAATGTAGTATTTAATTGAGATAATAATCTCACCATACTTTTTATATCATCAGACATATCTTTGCTCATCTTATCAGATTCCTCTTTATTTTTAGTTTCTTCCGCTTTTTTACTGTCTTCTTTTTGTTTATCTGCACTCGTAGATGCGGTATTCATATCGGAGCTAGATGTGCTTGTAGCCGTACTAGTACTTGTGTTTGTATTAGCAGTTGAACCAGTTGTTGTTGTATTCGATTGTGTTGTGTTGGTTTCAGTCTTAGCAGGTTCACTAACACTATTTAAATTTTGTACTTGTGTTTCTTTTATAGGAGTACTACTTGAAGAAGTTTCAGGTTTTGTCTGATTTGTTTCTGGTTTTTTGTCTTCTATTTTGGTTTCCTTGGTTTCTTTCTTTGCTTTTTCTGTTGTTCCTTTAGAATCTCCATCTTTTTTATCCTCAGCTTTTTTCGAGAGTCCTAAATCTTGTAATATTTTATCCTGTGCAGCTTCTACCTCAGCATTTCCTTTTCCTTTTTTAGATTTAGATTTATCCTCCTCTCCACCTCCTTCACCCTCTTTTTTATCCCCTCCTATTTTTATCCCTAGAGATTCTAAAATTGCATCTTGTGCTTTCTCTGTATTTGATTTCTCACCCTTTTTAGTCTTCTCATTACCTTTTTTTGTATCCTCAACTTTTGTTGCTCCTGTTGCTCCTGTTCCTCCAGTTGTACTCTTATTTGTTAAATTTTCTACTGACGTCGAAGAAGCGGGACCTGTAGGACCAGTGGATGATTTTTCAACATTGGATGTAGTGGAAGATCCCTCAACAGGTTTTACGTCCCCTGTTGTTCCTGTTGTTCCTGTGGTGGTATTTGTAGAAGCAGGTCCAGTAGGTCCAGTAGCAGATGGAGATTTCTTCTCCTCAATTTTTGTCTCATCCGTTTTTGTCTTCGGTTCTTCCTTTTTAGCCTCCTGTGAAGCCTCTTTTATTACATCTTCAGCTTTTTTTCCCTCTTTACTTTCTATTAATTTTTTTATATTATCGCCATATTCTTTTGACATTTTTGTAATACTTTCATTAGAAAACCCTTCAGCTTCTAGAACTTTGGCTAAAGCTGAAATTATAGCATTATTTTCGGGGCTATACAAGAGAGAAGCATATTTACTAGAAGTAACAGGGGCATCGTCATTAAAATATGTTAACAACTCTTGGAATTTTTCTAACAGCGGATCAAATTTAATTTTTTCGTCCTTTATTTTAGTATCAAAATCATTCTTAACATCTTCATATGCCTCAAAATCTTTTACCGCAGCAAGACCTAAATTATCTACTATCTCCGTTACTTTCCCTGTTTTTAATTGGTTTATGTTACCTATTTTATTTTTAGCAGCATCCTTAGACATTTCGAAGATCTCTTTCCCATCTAATGCTTCACCTTTTTCTATTCTCCTTTTTATTGTTGATTTATCTGATTGAATTCCTGAGTAAGCATTATCGTAATAAACTCCTGATCTCATTATAGCAGGATCTATCTCTTTTAAATTTCTATCATATGAATCGTCGTAAAATTTATTAGCTTTCTTAGTTGCATCTTCGGCAGATACTTTTTTCTTTTTTAGATCATCATCTATTTCTTTTCCTGTTAAACTGACATTTACTCCGTCGGATACTATTCTTGCTTTATCCTGCTCATTGTACTTTGCTCTATCGAAAGAACCCTCCGATGATTTAAAAACTGGAAATTCTGCCGATCCCCCTGTTAATCCTGTTTCTCCTGCCAAAATTATTTTTATTTTATATACCTAAAAAGCCAAAAAGTTTAACTTTTTGGCTTTGAAAATGAAAATGCTTCTACTAAGTCGCCTTGCTCGTTTTTCTTATTTTCTCTTTCTATTTTTTGGTTTAGCTTATCTATAAACAATTGATATTCATAGAAGGGAAGATTCTCTAAGTGATCTATAGATAACTTAAATTCGTCCCAAAGTCTAAACTTAATATCAAAGTAATTGGCTAAAGATATCTGAAATAACGAAAAGAGATCTGTATCCTCCGGGAAATGATATATCTGCTGTGACCTCCCCCTCACAGCTTTCACATTTACTATAGATTCTTGATTTTGTTGCAAAATTTATTTTTTCAGTGATCTGATCTGCAATAGAGAATTGGAGAGGCGACCAATCAACTGAAGATCTTTCGTATTGGTCATATAACCTTTCATCTAGCCCTCTCCAGTCTGGAATTATAAAAGAAGCTACCTTAGCAAAACTCTCATCGAATGTTTTACCTTTTCTTTTTTTGTCTGCTAATATTTTTCTACATATTGTAGTTACACCTATTGTAGGGATATAAAGATTCATTTCTTCAGATCCATCCTTTGGTACAAACTTAAATGAATAGCTATCTCTGCTATATCTTTTTAATATTTCATCATCAACAACAAAGCTATCTAATATGTTGGATCTTAGCTCTATCATATCGGGTATATTGCAATCTTCTTTTTTACAATTTTTAGTTACCGGTAGAAGTATTTTATTTTCACCTCTAATAAAAGTAAAATCCCTAATTGCCATTATAATATAAAATCTATCCTCATACCATAAATCATAAGATTCTAGAATACCTCCATTCCATCTTATCTTCATACATTTAGAAATTATGGTATTTAATTTATCATCTAGATCTAATCTGTCGTCTTCATCTACCGTTGAGTAGTGTCTTATTTCTTTTACACCTGCTGCTCTTATAGCAATCTCAAATCCGTCAGGATATCCAAATCCTTTAGAAGGAAGATTGGAAACTGGAATATTTTTCCATTCTGATTCCATTCCTAAAGGATTCCTATTCATATTTACTTTTCCTAAATTATTACTTTGGGGCGTAATTGATTGGTTCCCAATGGGTTGAGTATTTTTTATTGTGTCTGATTCTTTATCTATCCAATTGGGTATTTCATATGATCCTACGTCCGGATCATTGTCATATTGGAATTTAGATTGCGCTTCTCTTTTATTGAGCTCATTAAGCAATTCGTCATTTATATTATCTACCATAACTTATCTTATATCTTATTCTACTTTTTTTCCAGGTTTTAGTTTCTTATTTGATGACAAAAAGAAATAAAATCCAAAGAAAAGAGCCGAAAGGAAGTAAAAAATCGCTACTGTATGCCAGTAGGAATTTGTCCATTTCATTATCGTTGCAAAAAGGATATCGAATCCGAAGGGATTGAAGAAAGTTGCTAAGACCAAACATACTGATGATATTCTTGTTCTGTTTTTCTGATTCACAATCGTCGTCCATATTATTTTAATATCTACATTTTTTGATTTCTACGAAAACAAAAAATGGAGACTTTGTAGAGCCTCCATTTATATATTTGTTTTATTTTTATTAGTTAAAAATGTCCTCGAAATAGTCAGCTCTAAAAGATAAAGCTATCTTATAAGGTGTTGTACCGTTAGTGTAATCAAGATCTAAAGCTTTTATTTGATCTACTGGGAAGCAATTAATTAGTTTAACTCTTCTAAATACGTCACCTTGCTTATTAAATACAGATATTAAAATATAAGTTCCTCCTGCATAAGTAGATTTTATACCAGTAGCACCAGTTAAAGGATTGTAAATAAGATCCGACCACTGTCTAAGTGTTTTAAACACATAGTTACTGTTATTATCATTAAGGTTAGTCTCAAATTCAATTCTTACTTTAACCCCTGTATCATCAACTGCACCTGCAGCATATCTTCTTTTAGAGAACTTATATCTTTGTTCTGCTATACCTGGGTTTTTATCAACTGCTAAACCAGCAACAGATAAAACGTTTTCAACCAACAAGCTTCTTCCGTTGTTCCCTTGCTCTAGTGCAACTCCAGCGGGTGGTTGAATAATAACCTCAAACTGATTAAGGTATACCGGTTCGTATAATTGTACCGCTGCTTTTGACGATGTAAAATGTGGTAATCCTGCCATTTTTTAATTATTTATATAAATATATCATCGAAATAGTCAACTGCCCATTGCATAGTCAATTTGTAAATTGATGTTTGTGTATAGTTTAGACCCATTTCAGTGATAGGAGACATAGGGAAACAATCTCTAAGATTAATTTTTCTGAAAATATCACCTTGCTTGTTAAAAACATTTATTAATATATTTCCTGTGTAATCCTTTTTAAGACCCATTGCACCCGTTAAAGGATTATAAATAAGATCAGACCATTGACGAAGAACTTTAAATACGTACATAGAATTGCTGTCATTAAGGTTAACCTCAAATTCTATATCAACATCTAAACCAGTTCTTTGAGGAGCTGCACCAGCGTAATATCTTTTAGCAAATTTATATTGCTGTGTGATTTCCGTTGGTGTCTGATCTACCTGTAATCCAGAAACTCTAGTTACTTGCTCAAGCAATATATTAGAACTCTGAGGGTTTCCCTGTGGAGTAGATATACCTGTTGGCGGAGTAATCTGTACTTCGAATTGGTTAAGAAAAACCGGTTCGTATTTATTAACTGACGCCTTGGAGCTTGTATAATGTGGTAATCCTGCCATATTTTTATTTTATATATTTATCTTAGAGAATTCTATACAAATTATTAACTAAATTGGATGAATCCTCCAGAAGCTATACCTCCTGTTCTAGTAACCGTCATTCTATTAATGAATTTATGAATACCTCTTGCTGGTTCGATTATAACATCGATGATTCCGATGTTCTGATCTATAATAGCAGGTGTATTATTAGAAGAATCCATAATAGTTAAGAAGTTATAAATACCGCCTACTGATCTTACTCCTGATAAGTAGTTATCAACTAGAGTTTTAATCTCAAGTCTTACGTTATCTTCGTTGAAATCAAATACGTAGTTTGATAGTATATCCTCTACTGCACTTTCTACAGTAATTAATAAGTCTCTTACGTGTAGGTTATTAAATGCAGAGTTTGTTCTTTGGTAGCTTGTTTGGTTACCGTATATTACTATACCAACGCCTCTTTTACGAATAATAGGGTTAATTCCGAAAGGCTCTAAGAATTCTCTATCTTGAATATCAAAATCATATTCAAGACCAACTAGATTACCAGCTGATATAATACCTCTCTTAAGACCTGCCACGATAGAATAAGGTTCTCCAGTAATGAACTTACGTATAAAGTTGTTAGAAACGTAAGGAGATGGCGGAACGTTTAGATTCTTATTGTTTTCTCTGATTGTTAAGAAAGGAGCAAAGAATCCTGAGAATTTAGCACCTAGATCTTCATCAGGTAAAGAGAAAGTAAATGAAGGATTTAAACTTAAATTACCTCCATCTGCAATATATCTAGCTTGTAAAAGTGGAGCTGGATCTGTTGCAGTAGGTGCAGAAGTAAATCTAGGATCAATAGATTCAGAGAACTTCTTCATTGAAGGTAAGTTACAGATTGCTAAACATTTTTGTCTGTTTTTAGCAAGTTTAGTAAGTTGGTATTTACAGTTTGGCTGTATACCTCCGTCAAATGTATCTACGATGTATCTGAATGTTATTACGTCAGTATCAGCTAATGTTCTAGCAAGATTTGTATTGTATAAAACATCTAGAATCTCATTCATTCTTGTATCTGTTCCGTTAGGCATAGAAGCAGCTTTAATATCAGAACCAGGAAGATAAGTAAAGTTGAACGTTTTAACAAATTCTTGGATATTCTTAAACTTCCAAACTCTTGTTGTAGTACCAGGATAAAGTTTAATAGGTCTTTCAGTTTTAACCTGTACTGTGTAAAGTCCAGGAGAAGACGCAGAAGCTACGGTTTTAACCTCCAATACTCTTGTTAATCTTGATTGTAGATTTTCAGTCAAAGGATTATCGTATATCTGAACATCCGTTGATACTAATAGATCTCCAACTTTTATCTTAGAAGCTGTTGCTTCAGCAGTACTCAATTCTATAATATTAGGTTGTAACTGTGTTATGATATCTACGAAATCACTAATATTACCAGCAGTTGAAACTATGTTAAAGCTTTCTCCTGATGCTTGGTTAGCTCCTATAGGTAAAGAACTAATATAAGTAGAATCCCAAGTAGCAATAGATTCAGGTGTTGAGAATGTATCGTCAGCATAAGCTCTACAAACTAGGATATTGTACCCGTCTCTATCTACATTTACCTCAAATTTTAAATATTGTAATAAAGTACCTGTATCATCTTTCCAGTCAATGTCGCCATCGCCTATATTCCCTTTAACCCAGTCTCTATACATAGCAGAGTTCTCGTAAGCTAAATAGCTATCCAATCCTACTGGAATATCTGGTGAGAAGTATACGTCATCATTATCAAAGTAATCAGGATTACCTATTTGGTAAGCTGAAACTGAACTCTTATTTGTTATATCATAAGGTTCAACATATGTTGTAGATGCAGTAGAACCAATTAGTGGGTGGTTAAGTCTTAATCTCAACTGCTGCTTAAGTCCAACAGGTAAAGTGTTATTTGTTATAAATTTATTCTCTACTACTCTTAATTTAACAAGATCACCCTCATAGAATCCTAAATATCCAGGAGTTGGGAGATTAGAAGTAACCTTACCAACTACCCATTTTACTGCTGGTGCATTGCTAGAAGTATCTAGGAAACTTTCTAGTGTTGTTATTTGATCGTCATGTAATGTTGGAGACGTAAATAATGTATCTAGATAAATTGCTCCGCCATCTCTAGCAGTAGGATTATAAGTGTCCCATAATGTTGTAGGGATACCTGCATCACCAGTTGTATTGTATAAAATATCCTCTATAAGAGTACCAGTTTCAGGAAGAATATCCATACCAGGACCAGGAGAAACAGCATCCTGTAACTCAGTTCCTCCAGTAGAACCTGCTAAATTCTTATAGTAAGTATAATCAGCAAATAAATTTTGGCTATAAGATAAGAAATTAAGGTTCTTAGGAATAGCTGTGATATCTGCATCAGGACCTATTTCGTCTACTATATGGTGACCAACTAAGTCAAAAACTGATGAGTTATCTAATAGATCGTCTAAAGCTTCCTCATTAACAGCACAGAATATACCAGTTGTAGCTGTTTGATTATTAATTAGAGTCTGGATGTATCTTAATGTACCGTTTTGGTCTGTAAAGTTAGGTATAATTGTACCAGTAGTAGTTAGAACTATATTAACTCCATTAAGAGATAAGAAATTATCTATTTGAGATTTAATAAACCCTTTAGATGTAAAATATTGACTGTAAACTGGGTCGTTAGCTAAAGCTTGATAATCCGTCCAGTTTCCACTTACAACTATAACATCTACAAACCAATCTGAAAGATAATCATATTGATTCATGTAAGATGGAACGTTATCCGATCCAAAATATTCTCTAGCTGTAATATCAAATCCTTTTAAAGGGAATTTAGAATCTAGAGATTTTCTTACTATGATACTTACAGGATTTTGCCCAAGATTAACTAAGCTAAATAATTTTCTAGAATCTGGTTGAGATCCAGAATTATCCTCAGTTGCTAAGAAATATGTCGTATCTGGGAACCAAAATTTCTCCTTATTGTAGTATGAAGATAATAATTTATCCTGTTTTGTTAGTGGATCTGAGTACCCTCCTGTCGCATTAGCTCCGTTTTGCTCCTCAGTGTCCATAGAGAAAGCTCTATATCTAGCTACATCAGCTCCTGCAGAATATTCAGGATCCCCATTTTCATCAACAGAATTATTTAATAATCTTAGATTTAGTGCAAAGATAGGTCCGCTCTGAAGACATACTAAAGAAGATCTGTGGAAAAATGATCCTTTTTTCTCTAAAGCCTTATCTATACCGCCAAATACAGATTGGAATGTCGTGATATCTGGACAATAAACCGGGGTATTGAAGTTACCAATATTAGAATAACCAACTACCAATCTAATCGTAGAAGGATTTATAATAATGTTTTCACTAGCATCAAATTCTAAAGTATAAACCCCAGATGCTTTAAATTGGGATAAATCAAGTTTGACTTGTCTTGCCATTTTTAAATTTTATTTTATATTCTAAGAAGTTCTGTATACTTCTTTTTCTATGTATATATCATTCTTCCTTCAAGAATCAAGGAGACCGTTTAAGAAAGTATAATTTGAAATGTCGCTATTTTTGTTTTGAGCGGATTCATTAGCTTCTGATAGCCTTTCTTCTATCATTTTTTTGAATTTTTCTGGGATAATATCGTAAATATCCATCACAGTCTCTTGAAAATCGCCATTATCGAATACACAATTTATGTTTACGAGGGTCATAGCTTCGTCATCTTTACCTATTTGACTGGAGAAACTACCATTCGGATTTATACCAAAATTTGCCAATTCGTGTATACCGTTTTTATTAGAAGGGATTATTTTATACGATCTTGTGTTTATTTTTAGATCATAACAAAATTTTTCCTTGTTTTTTACAGTTAGTTTAACACCAGGTTTTAATTTACTGCTTGCTTCAGAGTGTTTAGTATAAACAAACATTTCATCAAAGAAATCTTCTGAATCTAGTAGCTTGTCCATTAACATTTCACCCTTATGATCTAATTCTAATACTACTCTTGTATTATCTACTCCTAGTATATCTAATATTAAAATCTCGAGAAAAACTTTAAACTCTTCTATCTCTATAATATTAGATCTAAATATTCCAACCTGAAGCAAGCAGAAAAAATCACTTTCATCCTCAAAAAATCTCTTGCTTTTTATCACACTGCTAGGCATGGGTGCTACTTTGAAAATATTAGCTACCGAATAGTCTCCGCCACCACCACTAGCTGTATCTATAGAAATATAAAATTTTTGACCATCCTTTTCAAATATTGAAGTTGGATCGAATTTTGGGTGCCATAAAAGATTAGAATAATCTATGGTACTCCTTTCAAATGATGATAGTTCGTGGTATCTAAATTGCTCCTCTGATGTTTTTAATCTTTTTAACGTATTAGAATCCAATAGCAATCTAGATGAAGAAAGAAATTGACATCCATACTCCTGGTTAAAATCCTCTTCAGATCCTAAAGCAGCTATTTCTTTTCTTTTCCATTCTTCATCTCTTCCAGGGACCTGCCACCATTCAACCCTTATTGGGTTAAATTCATTTTCACCTTCAACCGCTCCTTTATAAATTTCAAAAAATTTATTCATACCGTTAGGAGTAGAAGTTATAATAACCCTTGCAATTTGTGATGATGATATGGTAGGATAAACTGATTTAAAGAATTGGTTTATGAAGTTAGGGTTAATGTGAGCAAACTCATCCATGTATAACATATGGATTGTATAACCGATAGAAGATGTTTTAGTTGTTGTTTTAGCCATTATACGACATCCATTATCAAACTTCATAGTCATTACGTTATAAACAACTAAACCTGGCTTTAAAAAGAAAGGTAATCCTTTCATAATTACCTTGATCTTATCCATTAACTCTGCTGCAGTATCCCCGATATTCGCCATAATCATGGCATTTTTTTCAAAATTAAATAGAAGATACCATAATAAAAATATAGATGATGTAATGGTTTTACCAGATTGTCTGGGAGATACGAAGACGTTTTTTCTGTGGTGCTGGTATTGATTTAATATTTGTATCTGGTAATCTCTCAGTAATATCTGTCTAATACCCTCGTCGGTCATTACGTGACAATATTTATTAGCAAAATAAACTACATCCTCCGCACATTTTTTAATCTCCTCTAACTCGAATTCAGTATATTCAAAAAGAATATTTCCTTTTCTTAACTCTGGATCGTTCTCATGGAAGGGATTATCCACATCTTTGTAGTCTACCCCATTTTCCTCTGCATCGTATACTAGTTTGTCAACTTTTGCAGTAGACCAGAAATTACTGGATTTTTCTTCCTTCATAAGCATATATTAAAATATATCGTCGTCTAGTTCAAAATCAATATCGTCATCCCCCCCTAAAAGATCAGTTGTTCCTCCAAATTTTGTCCTAGGGTTTATAAGGCTATCATCAGGTGGATCATTGTTTACTATTTCAGCATCTTTTACGATACTACCATTTTTCATAGCATTCTGAAGATTTTCCATAAGACTTCTAGTTCCTCTTGCTTTCAATAAATCTTCATTTTCTTTAGATTGTATAATATTTCCGTTTTCATCAAATTGTATATCACCTCCTTTGTTAATCTCCTCTGAAGCTGTGCTAAAACCTCGAATAATCTTGGTTCTACTCTTCCTGAATCAATTTCTTCTATAAGTTTAGCTATAGCATGCTGTGCAGTTCTTATCTGAAATGCCATAGTAGATATACTCATGGCATCTATTTTTTGCTTGTGCTTTATGTATGAATCCTCAGAAAGATTATCCATATCATTATAAAATTTTGAAAGAGAATCTAATATAGCTCTTGCTTCTATTTCAACCTCGGTTTTTACCCCATCGATATTAAGCTCTCTGTGTTGCTTAATTGGAGGTATATCTGGTGTGCTTAATCCTGATAGCATTTCATCTGCTAAAATTATACTATCAAGCTTATCTTTAAGATTAAGCTCTTGTTCTTTAGAAAGATTCTGCGTTTTCGGTTTTCTTCTTGGCATAAATTATCTGTTTCTGGCAACTTTTGGAAGTTTCAAGATAGGCTTAGCATTATCTATTATTATAGCTAATTGAGCATCTCCGACTATATTTTGATTTAATAAAGTCGATTGTTTTTCCTCTTCTACCATTTGTTTAAAAAATCTATAATTAGTTACCCACAATGGGCAAGATCTTGTTTTATAGGAGTAATTATTTGTTCCGTAAAAAGGACTATC